TGCGCCTCCACGGATTTGTACGGGTTTCCAAGTCGATGAACCTTCGGAGGCCGCGCTAGAGCGCCCCTGCGCGTGGCTGTGCGCCCCGCTGGCTTGACATCGTACCGTTCCCAGTGTCCTGGTGCCCCCAAAATTTCCTGGGGCCGCTCAGACAGTGATGTGAAGCTCGTCACATTCAAAGGGTGCCGCCCGACTCTTTCCGGAAAGTGGAACCCATTATCAAGTGTAGGGGGTAACGCCCCGCTGAGCAGCTCCAACCTTCGCAGGCTCCCTCCAGAGAGAGGGGGATGAAGGGGGTGAGAGCCTCGCTCTTGTGGCTCGGCTCCCCTGGAGCCAGGCCCCGAAGCCTGGCGAACAGGGTAACGGGGCCTTTCGGAGGCCCCTTGACATTTACCGGCCCACCTGGGCCGGGTCGGCAGCTTCAGCTGCCTCTCTTACCGCCCGCCGCAGCGGGCTATCGGCACGCCCTGGAGGCGTGCCTCTACCACTTAGGAGCCCATCGCAATGAGCTGGCTCACATCCGCCCGACGCTTCGATCTCCCACCGGACTGGGAGGTCCGCAGGCAGGAGGTTCTCGATGACGCCAACGGTGTGTGCGAGATCCGAGGGCCAGGTTGCCTCGGTTGGGCGACCGACGTTGATCACATCCGCCGCGGAAACGATCACAGCCGGCGAAATTTGCAGGCTGCGTGCTCGACGTGCCACGGCAAGAAGTCATCCGCTGAAGGGAACGCCCGGAAGCGCCAGTTACGAGCCATGAGGAGGCGTCCACCGGATCGACATCCCGGCTCCATGTGACGGCCAGGTGCCGTCAGAACCCAGGAGGTTATCCAGTGTCTGCCGCCGCAACTCGTGGCCCCGTTCCCGATCGGTCCGACCAGACCGTCCGTCGAGGAGAAGAGACCGAGAAGGTCGAGGTCTTCGGCAAGGTCGAAGTCCCCGAACTCGGCATCACCAACTGCCACCCGTTCGTAGAGGATCTCTACCGCTCGATGGCTGAATCGGGCCAGGCCCGGTACTACGAGCCCACCGACTGGCAGGTTGCCCGGTTCACGATGCTCCAGATCAACGCCGCGCTGGCCCCCGGCGAGAACATCCCCGCGATGAAGCTCACCGCGCTCAACCAGCTGCTTTCCAACCTGCTGCTGACCGAAGGCGACCGCCGCCGCGTCCGCATCGAGATCGAGCGCAAAGAGGGCAAGCCAGAAGGCGTCGTCATCGACGCAGCTGCCCAGTTCAAGTCCTGGCTGGAAGCCCCGTAATCCCGGCCCGGAGGCCGGTTTCCAGAGAAGTGCCCGCTACCGCACTGCTCCCCCTCCGGGTCATCAACGTGAAAGGAATAGATGAGCACCGTAATCGGTATCGAACTCGAACCAGATCAGCTCGTCCTGACTCGCGGTCGGGATTTCAAATGGTCATTCGAGAATTTGGACGAACATAACCAGCCCGTCGATTATCCGGCTGGAGATTTGTATTTCGAGATTCAGACCGGAGGACAACATAACGCGAAACAGCGTGTGGAAATCTCCGGTGCGACCGGTGGCACTTATCGACTAGGAAATGGCACCGCGTGGACTCCGGCAATTGACTATAACGACGTGTCCGAGAATCCGCAGGGACTCTCCGGCGACATCACCGACGCGATGGAGTCGCTATTCGGAGCGGGCAACGTCAAGGTCCATCCCACGACCCTCTACCCGTCGTGGACTCTGAACTTCAACCTGAACAGCAGCAAGCCGCTCACCGAGCAGCTGGTCAACACGATCAACAAGGCAGCGAACGACTTCTTCAACACGTTCGATGCGCTGCTCGGAGTGAACGTCGAGATGACCGTCACCGACGCCCTCAACTTCAAGCTCCAGGTGACCTCCATCAAGTCGTTTGACGAGGTCGGCGTGGTGACCTTCGTGGTCGACGTGACCTCCACTGCGGTCAAGAACTTCTTCAACGGATTCGCCGGCCTCATCGGCGCGGTCAACACCGTGAACGTCGACTTCTACTGGAACCGGACCTACAACGTCGAGTTCATCGGCAGTCTGGCCGAGACCCCAGTCCCGCTGCTCCTCACCGATGCAGCGAGCCTGACCGGCGCAAGCAAGGAGCTGACCACCGAGGTTCTGAAGCCAGGTAAGGCCCGGTTGACCCTGTGGCACTTCGACATCGACGGCTCGATGGCCGAACTCAAGGTGGAAAGCGAAGAGGCCGACAAGGTCTCGGCCCGTACCCGCTGGCAGCTGGTCTTCCTCGCGGATGGCGAGCCCGCAGGCGGCGACCCGATCGCACGCGGATTGGTCCGGGTGCAGGAATGAGGCTAAGAGGCATCCCACCCGAGGGTGTCCCGGCGCTCTCGTACGTTGGCGAACCCACCGGCTCCGTCATCGGATCGACCGATCGACCTATCGGCAAGATCATCTCCGTCCCCGGCAAGCCCGGTGAGCAGGGAGAGCAAGGCGAACAAGGCCCTCCGGGCGAAGGACTCCGGGTCGACGGCACCGCAGAGACCAGCTCGACACTGCCTCCGGCAGCTGACTTCCCGCTGGAGATGTGGGTCTCAGTCGATACCGGTGAGTTCTGGCTCTCCGATGGATCGGTCTGGTACCTGGTCGACATCCGGGGCGAGGAAGGGCCGCAAGGCATTCAAGGAGAGAAGGGGGACCAAGGACCACAGGGCGAGCGCGGGCTCCAAGGCGTGGAAGGCCCCCCAGGCACGACGACCTGGGCAGGCATCAGCGACAAGCCGTCTACGTTCCCCCCGTCGGCTCACACGCATGTCCGAGCGGACATCACCGATCTCCAACCGGCCCTCGACGCCAAGGCGAACACGAGCCACACGCACACCATCGCAAACGTCACCGGCCTCCAGGCCGAACTGAACACCAAGCAGACACAGGCGCAGGTCCAGGCTCTCGTAGACCAGGCCATCGCAGAACTGCTGGACGGCTCCCCGGCCGCGCTGGACACGCTCAACGAACTGGCCGCTGCGCTCGGCAACGATCCGAACTTCGCGGCGACAGTCTCGAACCAGATCGGTGAGAAGGCCGACAAGGCCATCACGATCACCGCAGGCACCGGCCTGACGGGCGGCGGGTCGCTCACCGCGAACCGGACACTGGCAGTCACCTACGGCACTACGGCAGGCACCGCCTGCCAAGGGAACGATGTGCGGCTGTCCAACGCCCGGACGCCAACGGCGCACACCCACGTCATCGGAGATGTCACCAACCTCCAGGCGTCGTTGGACGCCAAGGCGAATACGTCGGACCTGCCGGTCCGGGTGACCCAAGCCCAATACGACGCAATGGGTTCCGGCCGACCGGCGAAGCTCTACGCGATTGTGGGGTGACCGATGCCCTTACTCATAGGTGACGCCGCGCCGACGAAGCACTACTTCGCCGACTACCCGGTGACCAGGATCTTCCATGGCGACGAGTATGTCTGGCCCCCGATGTCAGCGGTCATCACCCCGTACACGCTGCCAGGTACCTACACGTTCAACATCCCGGACACCGCCCACGTCATTGAGATCATCCTGCTCGGTGCAGGCGGCGGCGGTGCCAGCTCGGGCACCTTCTACACGCTGAAGGGCTACCCCGGCGAGGCCGGCGCATGGTCGACCATCACGCTCGTCCGAGGCATCAACATCCCGTGGAACACCACCACGATCACGATCGAGGTAGGGACCGGAGGAGCCAGAGGCAGCGGCGGATTCACGGGAACCGCTGGCAGCGCAGGAGGAGCCACGAAGGCCATCGCGACTGGCTGGGCAGGGCTGCAAGCAGCAGGAGGCGCTGGCGGCATCGCGAATGCCACCGGCACGTCGGACAACGTCGGCAGATCCCCCGGAACACAGAACTACAACGGAGTGCCGTACGTAGGCGGCGCAGAACAAGCCACCAACGGCGCAGCCGGAAACCCGCCCGGAGGCGGCGGGGCAGGCGGGTCCAACTTCGGCGGTGCCGGAGGCGTCGGCGCTTCAGGCGCGGCGTGGGTCCGCGTCTACGCATAACCAGACCAAGCAGGCGGTCCCCTAACTCAGAGGGGAGCCCCTGCACTCGGGGCAGTAGCTCAGTCGGCAGAGCTACGGACTCTTAATCCGCAGGTCGCAGGTTCGATCCCTGCCTGCCCCACTCACTCTCATTCTCAAATCGAAAGGAACACATGAGCTTTCGCAACGTATACGGCTACGACTGGTCGGAAAACGGCTGGCGGATGTGCAACCGCGACGAGTGCGACATCGTCCGCATTCCTGAGCTGTACCTGACCGAGACCGCCCCGATCCGCAAGGGCGCACCGCTGACCATCCTCGGCGCGTGGATGTACTGGTATGACCGCAACGTCGAGGAGATCCTGACCTCGATCTGGGGCTGGTCGGCAGGCAACGACGTTGCCAACTCGAATCACCTGAGCGGCACCGCAATTGACCTGTGCGCGCCCAAGTACCCCTGGGGCTCGAAGGTCATGCCCGCAGCCAAGGTGAACAAGGTCATCGAAGGTCTCAAGCTCTTCTCGCTCGACGGCACGGCAGAGAACAGCCTGGTCTTCTGGGGACGCACCTGGAACAAGCCCGACGAGATGCACTACCAGATGCACTTCAAGGAAGGCGACCCGCGCAACGACCAGTTCGCCCAGAAGCTCCGGGACGGATACCTCGGCATCTACAAGGCAGCTCCCCCGGTCACTACCCCCGTTCTCGATCCCATTGCCCGCCATCAGAAGTTCCTCAAGGAGGCTTCCGAGCGGGAACTGATGGTGTACATCGCAGAGCAACTTGGCCCCGGCCACCCCGAGTGGCCATCGAAGGGTACGACCCTGCGAGACAAGGTGTTCGGCCTGTGACCAAGCGACATCTGGCCATCGTCTTCCGAGGCACGGGAGGCGTCATTGGCCTGGACCTCGTCAGCCGCGTCTGCCAAGGCGTGGCCGACCTGGTCGAAGAGATCAACCCGAAGTTCGACGCCACGATGGGCGGCATCCCGGTCGGGACCGCCAACGACATCCGCGCCAAGTCGGCTGCGCGCTGCGTGGACGAGGCGGTCTGGGACGCCACCGGCATCATCCGAGACGCCCTGCGGCGCAACCCGAAGCGCATGATCATCGTCGGCGGGTACTCACTGGGAGCCATCGCGGCTGCCCGAGTTCGGAAGTGGCTGCTGACCTTCTACCCCGATAACTACCTGTGCTCGTTCTCATTCGGTGACCCGACGCGCCCCTACGGCGGCTCGTACTTCGCAGGCCCGACGCTGAGCGGCCAGGGCATCTCGTCTTGGCGATACGGCGACATCCACGACTGGCGGCATTGCTGGCTGACGGACCCCGACGACATGTACGGGAACATCCCGCTGGGAGCGGCCGGGGACATCATGGACGACTTCTTCGACATGATCACGGCCACGCAGATCTCCGATCCGCTGATGACGGCGCTGACCTTCATGGACAAGTTCCCGCAGACGCTCACCAAGGCAGGCGTCAACCCGGTGGCTGCCTTCAAGGCCGCTGACGTGGCCATTCGGTTCGCAACCTCGAATCCGCCTACGGCAGCCCACATTCAGTACGAGTTCCGCGAGGTCTGGCCTGGCCAGACGTACCTGGGGCTCGCCATCCAACACGTCCGCGACTGGGCAAGCCGCGTGACCCCGACTTGACATTGTACGAAAGGAGGCAGGGTGAGCCTCGACAACCACCACATCGAAGAACTCGAACAGGCGTTGAGAGACGTCAAACGCATTGGCGTTCAGACGAATCCGTTGCTCGCCCCGTCTCCGGCACATGTCACAGGCCCCACCTGGCAGCGAACCAAGGACGGCAAGTTCTACCTGCCGGAGAAGACACTCGGCTACCAGATCCTCTACTGGATGTCCCAGTACCTCCTGATTCCGGGAGGCCCGGACGCAGGTCAGCCGTTCAAGCCGACCCGAGAACAAGGTCGGTTCATCCTCTGGTGGTACGCAGTCGATGAGTTCGGCCGGTTCGTCTACCGGAACGGGCTGCTCCGTCGCCTGAAGGGCTGGGGCAAAGACCCCCTGGCCGGCGCTCTGGCGCTGGCGGAACTCTGTGGGCCAGTGGCATTTTCGCACTTCGACACTGACGGCAACCCGATCGGCAAGCGGAAGCCCGCTGCCTGGATTCAGGTCGCTGCGGTGTCCCAGGATCAGACGCGAAACACGTTCTCGCTCTTTCCCGTTCTGGCGTCAGATCGACTGAAGGAAGAGTTCAAGCTCGACTTCAACAAGACCATCGTCTACGCGAAGACCATCGGCGGCGTGATCGAGGCCGCTACCTCGAACCCATTGACCCTGGAGGGCAAGCGCCCCACGTTCGTCATCAAGAACGAGACGCAGTGGTGGGTAGAGACCAACAACGGCCACTCCATGTCCGAAGTCATCGCAGGCAACGTCGACAAGGCCGCGTACGGCGGCTGCCGCTCTCTGGCAATCTGCAACGGCCACATCCCAGGCCAGGATTCAGACGCGGAGCGCGACTACGACGCGCACCTGGACGTGCTCGCCGGTAAGGCGATCGACACCGGGTTCCTGTACGACGCGCTGGAGGCCCCAGCGGACACACCGCTGAGCGAAATCCCTTCTCCGATAGAAGACCCCGAGGGCTTCGAGGAGGGCATCGCCAAGCTCCGTGAGGGCCTGATCATCGCACGCGGTGACGCAGTGTGGCTGGACCTCGACACGATCATCGCCTCGATGCTGGACAAGCGTCGGCCGGTCACCGAGTCACGACGCAAGTTCCTCAACCAGATCAACGCACACGAGGACTCGTGGATCGCACCGCATGAGTGGAACGCATGTCACCCAGAAGAGGGCGTGCCTCCGCTGGCCAAGGGCGATCGGATCACGCTCGGTTTCGACGGATCGAAGTCCAACGACCACACAGCCCTGGTGGCGTGCCGGGTCGAAGACGGCTGCCTGTTCCTGATCAAGACCTGGGACCCAGAGAAGTACCCAGGCGGCGAGGTTCCTCGCGACGAGGTAGACGCCACGGTCCGCTCGATGAAGGCCGGATACGACGTAGTCGCCTTCCGAGCCGACGTGAAGGAGTTCGAGGCATACGTCGACCAGTGGGGTAAGGACTTCCGAAAGACCGTACAGGTCAACGCATCTCCTGGTAACCCCATCGCGTTCGACATGCGAGGCAACCAGAAGAAGTTCGCCCTCGACTGCGAGAGGTTCCTGGACGCCGTCCTGGAGCGAGAGCTGTTCCACGACGACAACCCCATCCTCCGGCAACACGTGTTCAACGCACGACGCCACCCAACTAACTACGACGCCATCGCAATTCGCAAGGCCAGCAAGGACTCCAGCAAGAAGATCGACGCTGCGGTCTGTGCCGTGCTCGCGTTCGGCGCAAGACAGGACTTCCTGATGAGCAAGAAGAACCGGACCCGCCGAGCGGCGGTGATCATGTAATGGCAGAGACCCAGACAGTTGACCCCGAGAAAGCCAGGGACGACCTGCTGGATCTGTTTGAGCAGGAGCAGGACAAGCTCAAAGAGGATACCGACTACTACGAGGCCGAGGAGCGCGCCAAGGCCGCTTCGCCCGCCGTCCCCCAGACGATGCGGGACTACACGGCGGCGGTCGGGTATCCCCGGCTGTACGTCGACTCGATCGCAGAGCGCCAGGAGCTGACAGGCTTCCAGCTGGGCGACAAGGAAGAGGCCGACAAGGATCTTTGGTCCTGGTGGCAGGCCAACAACCTCGATGTGGAGGCCACACTCGGCCACACCGACGCCCTGATCTACGGGCGGGCCTACATCACGGTCGCCGCCCCGGACCCCGAGCTATACCCCGACGCCGACCCCCAAGTCCCGATCATCCGAGTTGAGCCGCCAACGGCGATGTACGCACAGATCGACCCCCGTACGCGCCAGGTCACCCAGGCCATCAGAGCGGTCAAGGACGACGACGGCGAGGTCATCGCAGCCACCCTCTACCTGCCAGATCGCACGATGCTGTGGGTCAAGGAAGAAGGCGAGTGGGCCGCACCCACCACGGTCGCACACGGCCTGGAGATGGTCCCCGTCATTCCGATCTCGAACCGCACTCGGCTGTCGGACATGAACGGCTCGTCGCAGATCACGAAGGAGCTGCGGTCGATCACAGATACGGCTGCCCAGATCCTGATGAACCTGCGGAACACCGCGAACATCATGGCGGTCCCCCAGCGGCTCCTGTTCGGCGTCAAGCCCGAGGAGCTGGGTATCGACCCGGAGACCGGCCAGCGGCTGTTCGATGCGTACCTGGCCAACATCATCGCGTTCGAGGACCACGAGGCGAAAGCCCAGCAGTTCCAGGCCGCAGAGCTTCGGAACTTCGTGGACGCCCTGGACGCCATCGACAAGAAGGGCGCAGCGTACACCGGACTGCCGCCCCAGTATCTCTCGACCACGACGGACAACCCGGCGTCGGCCGAGGCGATGCGAGCCTCCGAATCGAGACTGGTCCTGACCACCGAGCGGAAGAACAAGATCTTCGGCGGCGCGTGGGAGCAGGCAATGCGGGTCGCCTACAAGGTCATCAAGGGTGGCGACATTCCCCCCGAGTACTACCGGATGGAAGCCATTTGGGCAGACCCAGCCACTCCGACGTACGCGGCGAAGGCAGATGCCGCCACCAAGCTCTACGGCAACGGCCAGGGGGTCATCCCCAAGGAGCAAGCCCGTATCGACATGGGCTACTCGTCCACCGACCGCGAGAACATGCGCGGATGGGACGAAGAGGAGGCCAGCCTGGGTCTGGGACTCGTCGGCACGATGCTCGACGGCCCGACGCCAGCGCAGTCCAAACCCGTAGCAGCACAGCCCAACCCGGACACGGGAGGAGCTGACGCAGCGTGACGCCAGAGCAGTTCGCAGAGGCCATGAAGGTCATAACCTCCGCACTGGGACGGCGAATCTTGGGGATTACCAGGCTGTTTCTGAAGAATCAGCTCAGCCAGCGAGAGTGGCTCCAGGTTCTGGAGCTGCTCTACCCCGAGGTTGAGTACCGACGCTCCGAGGCAGCTTCACTAGCCCGGACGTTCTACGACGCCCAGCGGTTTCAGCAGGTGCCCGATCTGCCCCGCAACGACCGGCCTCTGGAGGAGTACCGGTTCGAGTGGTTCGTGCAGAACATGGAGCCCGCTCGAAAGCTGATGTCCAAGATGGACTCTGCTAGTAGCGCGGCAGCGCACGTGACGCTGAGAGCAGTACGAGAGGTAGAAAACGCGGCTCGACGGCAAGTCATCCACGCAGTGGAGAACGACTTCGACCTACAGGAGTTTATCGAGGCCGCAGGTCGGCCGGCTCCCAGGCTACGAGCCGTACAACAGGATTCCCAGCTGATCAGAGGCTGGGCCAGAGAGGCTACAGGCGACGAGACGTGCGCCTGGTGCCTGATGCTCATCTCACGCGGACCGGTCTACATCGCCGCTGAGACAGCAGGTTTGGACCTCGATGACGACGAAGCTGCCCGCATGATCGCGGCCGGTGAAGATGTCAGCGAGCACATGGCGCAGTGGCACACCGGATGCGACTGCAAGGTAGTACCGGTCTTCAAGTACGGCGAGTGGCACGGACAAGCAGCCGCTGACCGAGCACTGGACCTGTGGAACGACGCCAGCCGAGAGGCGACCCGGCTCATCGAGTCAGGCAAGGCCCGATCTTCCAATCACAACCGGGAGGCGATCAACGCCCTCCGACGCCGCCTAGAGCGCGGCGAGATCAACCCACGCGAGTTCGCTGCCTTAGCAGCGTAATTCATCCACAACGACGGCCTGGAGCCGTCTATTCACCATGCCCAGGAGGCAATGAATGTCCGACAATCCCGTTTCCACCGATGGCACCACCCCTGAAGGCAGCCCGGTCAGCACGACCGACGCCCCGGAGGGCAAGACGTTCTCGGAGGACTACGTCAAGTCGCTGCGCGACGAAGCCGCAGCTGCTCGCGTCGGCAAGAAGGAGGCGGTAGACACCGCCAAGACCGAGACCCGAGCAGAGGTCATCGCCGAATACGAACCGCAGATGGCCGAGAAGGACACCCAGATCGCGACCCTCACTGCGGATCTCGCTACCGCACAGGTGGAAAACCAGAAGCTGCGCGCTGTGCTGGGCTCCGAAGGCGTTGCCGCAGGCGACGTTCTGGACCTGGTCGACCTGGTGCAAGGCAGCGACGAAGAGTCGATCTCCGAGTCCGTCAAGCGCGTGCTCGCCGTCTATGGCAAGCGCGAGACCAAGTCCCCTGCGTACGACCCGAGCCAAGGCATGGGCGGCGGGAACATCCCGCTCAACGGTGACCCCGTCCTCAACATCCTCAAGCAAGCTGTCGGCGCTTAATTACCAACTACTGAAAGGCATTTCATACAATGGCTATTCCTGATCAGGTCGCAAAGACCGCTGACTTCTCCGCATTCCTGAAGCCCGAGCAGGCCCAGGACTACTTCGCCGAGATCGAGAAGACCTCGATCGTCCAGAAGATCGCACGCAAGGTTCCGATGGGACCGACCGGCATCTCTATTCCGTTCTGGAACGGCGCGGTGTCGGCTGGCTGGGTCGGTGAGGGCGAGCAGAAGCCGCTGACCAAGGGCGGGTTCGACCAGAAGGAACTCCACCCGTGGAAGATCGCAGTCATCTTCGCCGAGACCGCTGAAGTCGTGCGTCTCAACCCGCTCAACTACCTGAACGTCATGCGGACCAAGATCGCGGAAGCGATCGCGCTGAAGTTCGACGCCGCCGCGCTATACGGCATCGACAAGCCCGCCGTGTTCCAGGGCTACCTCGCGGAGACGACCAAGAAGGTCTCCATCGCCGGTACCGGCACCCAGAACGCCTACAACGCCATCGGCGTGGACGCGCTGGCCCAGCTGGTCAACGACGGCAAGAAGTGGACCGGCACGCTGCTGGACAACGTCACCGAGCCACTCCTGAACGGCGCTGTGGACGCCAACGGCCGTCCGCTGTTCGTGGAGTCGACCTACGAGGGCCTTGTTACCCCCATGCGCGAGGGCCGCATCCTCGGCCGGCCGACCGTCCTGAACGACCACGTCGTGAGCGACGGCGTCCCCGGAGCCCGCACGCTCGGCTTCATGGGTGACTTCAACCAGGTCATCTGGGGTCAGATCGGCGGCCTGTCCTTCGACGTTACCGACCAGGCGACTCTGAACTTCGGCACCGAAGCGGCTCCCAAGTTCGTCTCGCTGTGGCAGCACAACATGGTCGCGGTCCGAGTCGAGGCCGAGTTCGCGTTCATGATCAACGACAAGGACGCCTTCGTCAAGATCACCGACGAGCCGGTTACCGAGCCCGAAGAGCCGTGAGCCTGACTTGACTACGTACGGGAGTGGAGCCCTACGGGGCTCCCTCCTGAACGAGGAAGGAGCAGCATGGCGCAAGCCACTGTCGCTGACGTAACCGACTTCTGGGCACGATCCCCTAGCCCGGAGGAAGAGACGCTCATCCAGCGTCGGCTGGAGCAGGCCGAGAGGCTCCTGAAGAAGTCCATCCCGGATTTTGACGAGAAGTGTTCGGCTGACCCGGTTTTCAAAGCCGACGTGGTCGACATCGAGGCAGAAGCGGTGCTTCGCCTGGTGCGGAACCACGAGGGCTACCTGTCCGAGACGGACGGCAACTACACGTACATGCTCCAGGCTACGGACCCGAACCGGAAGCTGGAGATCCTCACCGAAGAGTGGGAGATGTTGGGAGTCCGCAGGACTCGGATGTCGATCCTCGTCCCGAACACGGTGAAGCCATCATGACGCTCTACCCCCGGCCCGAGGAGGCCAGCACCAAAGACTGCACGGACGAGTCGCACTTCTGCGTCCACGACTGGCGGATCTTCTGGGGCAACGTCGATCGGCAAGTGACTGGGGAGGGCGGATGAGCCTCCTAGACGACGGAGACCACTACGAAGACGTGATCCTCCACCTGGAGGAGATGGTTGAAGACAAGTGGGGGAACAAGCGGACGCAGCCACAAGAGGACGGCGTCCCAGCCAGAGCCCGGTTCCAAGTTCAGGGCCAGTCGGGTACATCGTCCCGACGACAGGAGCAGGACAACGAGGGCTTCTCCACAGAGAAGGTCTACATGGTCCGATTCGCCCGGTCCTCCCCCAAGCCCAACGGCGCTCAGTGCTACATCACCTGGCAGGGAGAGAAGTGGGGCATCTTCGGAGATGTCAACCGTTACAACAGCTCCCGCAGGACCAGGCACACCACCTACACGATCAGGCGGTCCTGATGGCGAAGGTCAAGCTGTACGGACGGCGATACATCAACACCGTGGTCGACCATCTTCCCGGCGTCCACGCCGCTGTTGGAGAGGCTGCCAAGGACGCATACAAGCGGTCGAAGGCCCGGCTGGCGATGCACACGGACACCGGCAAGGCGAAGGTCACGCTCACCGAAGGTGATGTCGACTGGTTCGTCAATCTCGATGACAAGGCCGCAGTTTCGATCGAGTTCGGCCACTGGGTCAAGGGCAAGTACGAAGACCCGGCAAAGCCGAAGTACGTTCAGGGGCTTTACATCCTGTCGGCCGGCGCTGGCCTACCCACGACTGCTAAGCGAGGCGCTACACGCCCCAGAACCCGAGGAGGTAGGAGATGACGCTGCTCATGGTGCAGCCGATTGTTCTGTACCTACTCCGGGACGCCAAGCCGGATGTCGAGTTCACCACGTGGGCGTCCGACATCGACTACCGCAACTACCCGTTCGTGAACATCCGCCGTGTAGGTGGCGAGAGGAACAAGACCGAGCCCAAGAAGTTCGCACTGCCGGTGGTCGAGATGACCGCATACACAGACGAAGGCGACCCGGAGACCCACGAGCTTTACGAAGAGTGCCTAGACGTTCTCTACGACGCCGTAAGGCACCAAACACAAACTCCCAAAGGCTATCTCCACTCGATAGACGAAACGATGGGCGCGACTCAGTTCAGCTCCCCGTACTCGGACACGTGGCGATGCCAGGGACTCATTCAGCTGGGGATTAGACCTCCCCGAACCCCTTAAGGAGGGAATGCCAATGGCACTCAACGACGATGCAGTCTTCACCGCTGCTGTCGGGTATGTCTTCACCAACGCGGTTGGTGCGACTGCTCCGACCCCCGCTCTGCTCAAGACCATCGACCTGGAAGACACCAGCACCTGGACCGGCGCGACCGGCTGGGACAACGTCGGACACACCAGCCGCAACGACATGCCGGAGTTCGGCTCTGAAGGCGGCGAGAAGGAGATGCGCGGCACCTGGCAGCGCAAGCGCCTTCGGGAAGTGGAGACCGGCGATCCCCTGGCCGACTACGTCACGCTGTTCCTGCACCAGTTCGATGAGGACGCCCTGTCGCTGTACTACGGCCCGAACGGCTCGTCCACTCCCGGCATCTTCGGCGTGACCGGTGATCAGGTGACGAACGAGAAGGCGTTCCTGATCGTGATCGTGGACGGCGAAGAGCGTCTCGGCTTCTACGCCCCCAAGGCGTCGGTGAAGCGGGACGACTCGCTCCAGCTGCCCGTGGATGACTTTGCGTCGCTGCCCATTCGAGCTACGTTCCTCGACCACGGCTCGGCCGATCTCTACAACTGGATCAACGAGGATCTGTTCAACGTCCCGGACCCCGAAGGTCCGTGACCCAAACTTGACATCGTACGACTGATGTCGACCAGGGGGAGGGGTTTTCCTTGGCGGGCCTTCCCCTCCCCCGCCTCAAATTCATTGCCCGCCAACACAAGAAAGGTCTGCCATGACGAACAATTACACCCTTGACAAGATCCGCACCGCTGCCAAGAAGAAGTACGCCCCGGTGACGATCACCTTGAGCGACGAGACCGAGGTTGAACTCCGGGGTCTCATCCGGCTCGGTGAGAAGGAGCGCGAGAAGGTCAAGAGCAACCTCGAAGTGATGGAGCTGCTGGACAAGGGCGAGGGCCTGGACGACATGTCCGACTCTGACAAGGAACTCGTGGCTGACGGCCTCAACGAGATCCTCAAGCAGCTGGCACCCGGCCTGGACGGCCGGCGTCTGGTTTCCGAGATCGACAGCGATCTCCCGACGCTCATGGAGGTCATCGGTACTTGGATCGAGGAGTCGCAGCTGGGGGAAGCCTAGCCCTCGCTGGCTTACTCGATAAGTACGGCGAGGTTCTGATCCCGGATCTCAAGCACTACTACGGAATGGACCTCCGGGACTTGTTCTCGGAGGAACATCCACTTGAGCCCCGGTGGGTACTGGCTCACATCATCTACCTGCCAATGGAATCCGCGTACGTAGCGGAGCGTCGTGGGGGGCAGCAGTTCCGTGGATGGAACCCGGCCTGGTACTCGCTGGTGGCCACGGTCAACAGCATACGCGCTCTGAACCACATGTACATCCTCTCCCACATCGGGAAGAACTCGTCCAAGCCCAAGGCCCCGGAACCGTATCCGATTCCCGAAGTTGAACGATCCAAAACCGAAGCACCAAAGGCGAACTCGTTCGCTGGCATCGCCGCGTCGATGATGGCCGCTTCGCGACGAAAGAAGGCAGAGAGGAGATCCGATGGCTGAAGCAGGCCCCGGTGGGAGAGAGGTAGGCCGGATTTCGGTCCGAGTCGTACCCGACTCCACCGGGTTCCGGTCCAAGATGCAGAAGCAGCTTGAGGCCGAGACCGCAGGGCTGGATGCAGAGGCTGACCTGAAACTCGGTGATACCGCCGAGTTCCGGGCCAAGGCCAAGGCCGCGACAGAGGGCCTAGAGGCCGATGTCTCGCTGAACGCCAACACCAAGAACTTTGACCGCATCCAGAAGAGGATGCTCGGAAACGCCCAGACGGCGATGAACAAGCTGGCTGCAAAGGCATCCTTCACCCCGGACGGGGAGCGGATGTATCGGCAGTCCGAGAAGGCGTTCAAGGCCCTTGAGAAGGACATCAAGGCCGACATCCCGATCGACATCCACCTGGCCGCTGGACAGCGCGCCAAGGTCGCGGGTGAGATCCAGGCGTTGCAGGCTCTGGCCGACGCCAACCCGCTGGAGATCAAGCTCAAGGTCGATGACGAGAAGACCTACAAGCTCATGCAGGCGGGCTCCAAGGCCCGAAACAAGCTGACCGAGCAAGAGGCTAAGCAGGACCGGGACCACACCAATCGGCTGGCTGCGTTCCACAAGCAGCTGTACGAGAACAAGCACCGACAGCGCGTTGCGGACTTCAAAGAGGAACTCCGCATGATGAAGATGCGCGAGGACGAGACCCAGAAGTTCGTCAAGCAGTACCGGAAGGACAACCCCCCGATCCAGCTGAAGCTGGACGACAAGTTCGATTACCGTCTGCGCCAACGACTTTCCAAGCTGAAGGCGAAGGTAGAAGTTGAGCCGGTAGTCAAGAAGAGTCTCCTGGAGAAGGCGTTCGGCTCCGTCAAGATGCCGTCGTTCGGTACCGGGCTGAACTTCTCCGGCTACGCGGTCGCATTCGCCGCCATCATGGCAGTGCTGGCCCCGCTGGTCGGACTGCTCACCACTGCGCTGCTGTCCCTGCCAGGACTCATCTCCCTGGTGGCCGCGCCTATCGCAGCGATCACCTTGGGCCTAGACGGCATGAAGAAGGCTGCCGAGAAGGTCAAGCCACAGTTCGACCATCTCCGTCAGGTGATGAGCGACGTTGCCGAAACTGAGTTCACGCCAGTGCTGGAACGTGTTGCCAACACGGTATTCCCGATGCTGGAACGCTCACTTCCCAGTGTCACAGCAGGGCTTAGACAACTGGCTGACGGCGCGCTAGACGCGATCAACAACCCGAACAACAAGCTCGAAGAGACCATCCGCAACATCGGCGGCGCACTGTCTGCCGCTAAGCCGGGAGTCGACGGGTTTGTCAGCGGGTTCTTGCAGCTGGCCAACGCGCTGAGCGAGAAGCTGCCTGGGATCACCGACTGGTTCAACAACGCGGGCACCGCGTTTGACAACTGGGTCGCCAAGATCACCGCAGGCGGTGACGGTAGCTCGCTGAGCAAGGCGTTCGACGGGCTGGGCGACTCGCTACGGATCATCCTTGAGCTGCTCGGGGATTTGGCCGTCAAGGGCGTCGAGTTCATGAACGACCCCCAGAAGATCCACAACTTCAACCAGGCCCTGAAAGACGTGGCAGAGACCATCAAGGGATTGATGGAGATCTCCTCCGGGTTCGTCAAGACCTGGAACGGCATCGGCGAAGTCATCGGGTGGATCACCAACCCGGCAGGCAAGGTCGGCCAGCTCCTGAGCGATGAGAAGCCCGATACATCGTCCTTCGAGGTCGCCCTCAAGAACATGGAGGCCCAAGCTTCGGAGTCAGGCGCGGCATCCGGCCAGGCATTCACCGAAGCCATGCAGCAGGCGCTCACATCAGGCCCTGCCATGACCCCCACATCTCCGACCGGCGAAGGCTGGAAAGACATGCTGCTGGGGGCAACAGGTGGCCCACCCCCTGAGATTCCACCCCCGAACACCGAGCCGGCCAAGGCCAAGATGTCGGAGTACCAGGGGTTCGTTGACCAGGTGACCGCACAGGTTCGCGGCTCGCTACAGCAGGCGACTTCGGGCGAGAGCCTCCCGGCTCCGAACTTCGAGGCGTTCAAGGCCGCATGGACTGGGCTCGTGACCTTCGTCAGCGAGCAGGGCACAGCGATGAAGACCGCAGCAACCGAAATCGGCAACGGTCTCGGCCTGGCGATGTCCGGGTCGATCGAGTCGATCAAGACGCTCGTCGCCACGGTCCCCGCGAGTACCGCTCCGCACTGGGAGGCACTCAAGCAGCAGGCGATCACCGCGTTCAACGGCATCGCCACGGAAGCCGCTGCGCTTCCCGGCAAGATCGCAGAGTCTCTCTCCGGTCTGGCTGGCACAGGGCAGGCGGCTGGCGCAGCCCTGATGGACGGCCTGAAGGCCGGTATGCAGTCGAAGATGGGCGAGGTCACCGCCTACGCCAAGACCATCGCTGACGAGATTGCCAAGAACAAGGGTCCACTTCCGTACGACCGAAAGGTGCTTGTCCCCAACGGCCAGGCGCTGATGGAAGGTCTGAAGGAAGGTCTGACGACCGGGTTCGAGCCGGTACTGGAGAAGGCCAAGTCGATGGCTGAGCAGATCTCCAAAGCGATGGAGGACGGAACCAGCCTAACGAATCTGTTGGGCGGCAAGAAGTTCCCTGAGCTGACGAAGATGCTCGATGAGCTGGAGACGCAGCGGAAGACCATGAAGGTCGAGCTGGACAACACCACCGACAAGGGAGCCAAGCAGGCTCTCCGCGACAAGATGGCCCAGCTGCAAGCGCAGAAGGATGTGCTCTCGCTCCAGAAGCAGGAACTCACCAACGCGCAGAAGTACGGCGGCGAACTGTCCGATCAGGTCGGCACCACCGAAGAGTGGGCGTCCAAGTTCGTGGATGTGGGAGTCAACTTCGCTCGGGCCACGGGAGACCAGGCCCTGTCCGATCTAGGCATCGGCGGTGGAGCGATCACCGGACTCGGAAATGCCTTGCTGGACTACGGAATCAGCATGGCCAAGAAGGGCGTCACGAACATCTACACCACGTCGATGGACGAAGCCCTGGGAGCCAAGCAGCGACTGGATAACCGCGCTGCCATGCAGTGGGAGAAGTAAGGAGGAGGATTGAGAACGACCGTCGAACTCGAAGGAGTAGACGGGTCGTGGTGGACACTCGCCGGTCCCCAAGCCGGGGATCGCGGGGTCCATCTAGCAACAAAGCCGAAGGGGTGTTTCTACGACCCCCCGGTGAAGGTGGTTTCAGAGGAGCCGGGTAATTTCCCGGGCGCTCGCTACCTGAATCACCGGATTCTTCGGCGGGACATCGTGTTTGGCGTCGAGATCCTGAACGATCGAGGAGAAGACTCGTGGATCTCACGAGACTCCGAGTGGCGCAAGGCGTGGGCTTTCGACCGCGACTCCAGGCTGCATGTGACCACCGACCGGTCCGGTCACCGGGTGCTGAATCTCCGACTACTGGAGAGCCCCGAGCTGGCTGACGGCGACGACACATACGACCCAGACACCAACCCCGTCACCCGAACGATCATGACGTGCGTTGCGTACGACCCATTTTGGTACGGGGATGACGTTGTTTACCCCGTTGAGACTGAGACAGATACGCGGTTTGACCCCTCGCTGTGGACGCCCCCGTGGCCCTGGCAGGAGTTGCCGCAAGAGACCCTGACCATCACGGTCGACCCGTCAGACGGACGGGGCGGCCTCAACCCCACCGACCAGGAGATCTGGTTGAAGTGGACCGTTCCGGCCTCCCAGGAGATGGTGCCGGAGTTCCCCTGGCCATTCCCTCCAGGCATCGAGATTCCCTGGGAGCGAGCCCCGTTCACGCAGTACGTCATCCCGGACTACTCGTACGAGGACGAGAAGCTGGCCAACCGTCGACTGAAGACCCCCGGACTGATCTACGGCGAGGACTGCCTCATCGACACGGACCCCCGCGTCGAGCAGTTCCAGGCAGCCAACGACGCTCCGGTGTGGGCGCGGACTAACGGTGTCCGGTTCAAGCACTATGTGCCCCCGTATACGAAGTCCCAGACGTTCGAGATCACGGCGTCGGGGGTGGCCCCCGGCCAGATGATCACCCTTCGTATTCCAAGGCCGTGGTCGCGGCCCTGGGGCCTGGAATGAGTGGCCTGGCAACGCTGGCCGACCACGAAGCTCTCTGGAACAAGCTACAAGCCCGCAGGTGTGCGCGGGAGCAGGCGCGTCTTGCTCCTGTGCTCACACGGCTCTGGGACGGGGACTACCAACTCCGTGGCCAGGTGGCCGGTGAACGTGCGGGCTCATTCGAGTTCATCGAGAACGACGTAGGCACAGCGTTCCTACAGCTGTCGCTCGACCACTACCTGGCCAAGTGGATCATGAACCACCGAGGCAGGGCCAAGCGCAACGTACACGTGACGTTCGACAAGCAGGGCGCACGATGGGCCGGCCGAATGGCCAACTACCGCGTGGTCCGCGAGGAGAGCGGCGACTGCTACCTGGAAGTGAACTTCGTTCACGACTACGAGCAGGCCAAGCACATCCTTTGCTGGAGCAACCCGTTCCTGCTGCCAGAACTGCAATTCCCCAAGCTCTGGGTCATCTTCGGGCCGGCCAAGTGGTGTTTGCTGATGACGCTGTTCGTCAACATCCTCCGGCTGGAGACATCCATCTGGACGCTACCGGACAACCCGCTAGACCCGTCCGAGTACTTCCCGCTGTCGCTGAACATCTCGACCTGGCGAAACATCGTGAAGCCGTTCCCGTTCCTCGGGGACAACAGCAACCTGACGATCGTCTTCTCCCGGTTCAAGAAGTTCTACGACCTGGCCAAGCCGATCCTGGACGACTCGCAGCTGACGATCGAGTGCCGTCGCTACTTGCACGGCGAAGACCCGCATCCGTTCGAGGATCTGCGCGGAGAGCTGAACATCGGTCCTCTCGAAGATCTGTTGTCGCTCATCCCGATTCGTCACGGAGCACTGGTCTGGGACATCATCGACAACTCCGAATGGGGCACCGAGACCGCCTTCGGCGGCTCGCTCCTGACCGGGTTCGTCCGGGCGATGGTCCACATCGCATCAGACGGACTGACCGAGGGTGTCGACGTATTCACCGGGGACGCAACGTATCCCGGAGAGTACTACCGGCCGGGGTTCTTCGGCACCAACCCCAAGGCCCCGTGGGTCGTCTTCCAAGAGGGCAAGTACACCGGGATCAAGTCGTCGGAGTTCGAGTACACCGAGGCCACGGACACGTCGTTCGTTGGCGGTGGCCACTCGATGCCGGGGATCAACGAGGGAATTCAGGCGATGGTGAACATCGGCGGGGATTTCCTGACCTCGTTCATCAACAGCCAGCTCGCCCTGCTCGGCGCAGTCGGCGGTGCTATCGACCTCCCTCCCCTGGGTGGCCTGATGGACGCGGTCCTCAATCCGATCTATTCGGATGTGTTCGCAGCCTTCATGCAGGTACCCACCCTCCGAGCTGCCGGGATGAGCCTGCCCATCGCAGGGCTAGAGGACATCGTCACCGGGCTCGGGGACTTCCACCTGTTCGAGGGATGGATCGAAGGCGCTGACAAGGCGTACACGATCTCGCTGGTCGCTGCGGCCCGCGCTGCGATCTGGGCCACCAGGGCTCGCACATCTCACACGATCAAGGTCTCCGACGCAGCCCCGTACTACATCGGGGCACCTGGCCACGGCCACTTCTGGCTCGGAAGCCGCGTTGGCACAACGGTTCTGGGATACCCAGATCCTGACGTGATCTTCGTGGAGCGAGTGAAGAAGCTCAAGTACACCTGGGACAAAGACGGCCCCAAGGGCTGGGAAATCGGGATCGGCTACCGAGAGCCGCAAGACCCCGCACTCAAGGCCCTGGAGTGGATCAGAGAAGTGAACACAGGACTGGGAGACCTCGGAGCCCTCTAACACGAAAGGCACGCCATACATGGCCATTCCAACTCAAGCCGAGACCGACTTCAACGACCCAGAGGAGCACTTCCTCTGGGCGTTGCACAACATGCCAACGGTCGCAGGATTCGGCGCGGTAACCAACCCGCTGTTCATGCGGTCATGGTCAAAGCATCTGTGGGAGTGCGCTTTCGTTCACCGGGACTATCTGGAATCGCTGGCTGACGAGAACGGCATGATCCACGTCAGTCAGCTCCCGGACCAGCAGAAGAAGCTACAGCCGGCCATCCGTGGCCCGTACTCAGCATACAACCAGGCGGCGCGGTGGGTTCCGATGGATCAGGAACCGCCGCCACCGATGGTCCTACAAGACCCGGCCGAACTGACTCAGCAGGAGCAGCAGGCAGTCGTCAAGCGACTGATCGAGGTCGGAGCGATACAAGACCCCAAGCCCGTAATGCCAGTGGCAGAAGAATTTAACTGATTGGAGTGCTCGAATGAGCGACGAATTGGAAGACACCGTTCCAATGGAAATTAGCAAGCTCGGGATCGAACCCGATGCTCCGTGGGCCAAGCATCTCGGATGGGATGCCAACGGCGACGGCGAAATTGACGAGTACGAGGCCAACGTCCCTGAGCCCCTGGTGCTGCGCGGCCTGATCCTCACCGTGCTCGGACTCGTAGGCGCTGTGATCGGCAAGCAGCTGGACGTGTCCTGGATCGACCAGGCCATCACCGCGTACGCCCTCATGGCCCCGATCGGCCTGAGCCTGTGGGCTCGTCGGCACGTCAGCCCGGTCAAGAAGTGACCGCCGTCATCGAATGGGTCGGGGTTGCACTCGGCCCAGCCGGTGTGCTGGCAGGCGTCCTGGGCAAAGGCTGGTTCGACCGCCGAACGGTCGCCACTAAGAACCCCTCGGAAGAGACCAAGCTGGACGCCGAAGCGGCCCAGATCATCGCCAACACGGCAGTTGCGCTGGTGGCCCCGCTAAAGACCGAGATCAACGAATTGAGCACCAGGGTAACGACTCTGGAGACCGAGAACCAGGCCACCACATCCAAGCTCCAGCTCGCGGTCAACCACATCCGCACTTTGTACTCGTGGATCTACTCCCACATCCCAGACAAGACGCCACCCCAGCCTCCATCGGAGCTGGGCATCTGAGAGGAGGCGCATGACTACACCCAACCAACCAGCGCCTCCGGGTGCATTCGTCTGGGGCGGTGGGGATCTCGGCTTCGGCCAGGACTACAACGAGACCCTGATCAAGTCCCTGTTCAAGCTGCCGGAGATCAACATCGGCAACGCCCTGGACCTCATGCGGGACCAACTGCTGAAGCTCCCTCTGGAGGCCCTGGAGGTCTTCAAGCCGATCATCCCGGACTGGATAGAGGACGACTTCGCCAACGTCGCGAACGCCGTCTCCAAGATCATGAGCATCCTGATCGACCCGATCAAGTTTCTCCTGGAGGCCGACTGGGAAGCGTGGATTCAGAACACCTGGAACGGTTTTCAGACCGTCGTGAACCAGATCATCGAGATCCTGCGAGGGTTCATCGTGACCCCCATCAACCAGGCCGTGCAAGACATCAAGGACTGGTGGGCTGGGCTCCTCAACTTCCGAGGATCGACCGAGGCCAACCAGACCAACTTGCAGAACTTCCAGATCTCGGCCATGACGCAGGGCTACAAGAACCCGCCGTGGGTCTGCCGCTACCCCATCGCGGACGTGACCTACCCCGAGGCCCTGAACTTCGGCCTGAGCGTCTACGGCACCACCGGACCGCAGAGCGCCGGTACAGCCCACACCCACGAGCTGGAGACCGGCGACGTGAGCGCAGAGGCTGTCTCCTGGAACATCCCCCAGAACCGAGCACGAGTCGCCAAGATCACCGCATCGTCCACGACCGTCTGGGACACGATCGGCGTGATCCTGAACAAGACGACCACAGCCGCGATCAACAACGTCTACCTGGAGATCATGCGCGAAGACGCGCTCGGCGGGGCAACCCTGCTGGCGTCGGTCGACGTGTCGCCCCAGCTGACGGATACCGGCTACGACTACATCGAGGCCACACTGCCGGGGATCATCACGAAAGAGGGTGAGAACTACTGGATTCGGATTCGCAACTCGTCCACTGTCGCCACTCCGCTGTACGTGCGAGCGGTCGAATGGGTGGCGGGTAACGCGAACAGCTGCGGCTACGCAGACGCAACGCTGGCTGCCAAGACCTCGTACACCGCAGCCGAACTCAACGGCATCATCACCAACGAGGACTCCTGGCCCCTGCCGTGGGCTCTGGTGGCCACCAAGAACCGGGCACCCACCGACCAGTCGTTCTCCGACGACTTCAACCGGTCTGGGCTCGGCAGCCTGTGGTTCGTCAAGTCAGACAGCGGAAGCAACCAGCTCGGCATCTCAGGCAACAAGGCGTCGTTCTCCGGCCTGACCGATGGCGTCCAGAACGGCCTCTACATCCTACCCACAGCCGGAGACAAGCAGTGGGTGGAAGGTGTGTCCTACGGCAGCACGCTCGCGCTCTCCGGGCCGCGTGGCGGGCTCCTGCTGAACTGCAACCGCGACCTGTCCCAGGTTGTGTACCTCGGCTGGAATCTGAACTCGGCCAAGATCTACACCGGCCCCTGGAACTCGCTGACGGAGCGGGCGTCGGTCAACACGGCCCTCAACGATGTGCCGTGGCAGTTCTACTACGACCCGGCGACCGGGCAGTACATCGCCCTGAAGAACGGCCAGGACATCGGCCTCGGCTGGGCTGACACCACGTCGGCCATGAAGCACGGACCGGACTTCCGCTACGGCGGTCTTCGGATCTCCCGAGCCGCATTCTTCAACGCCTGCCAGATCGACAACTGGACCCTGAAGGACTGGTCCTAACAAAGAACCCCCTACTGAGACGAAATGTCTTGGCAGGGGGCTTTTTTGCGTTTCAGCGGTAGACGATGGTGGTCTTGTTGTGGTTGGCGATCGCGACGAGAATCCAGACCCACAGCCAGCCGCCGAACATCCAGAAGGTGAGGATCGTCAGCAGGAGATGCAGCGCGTGGTTCGTCTTCACCGGCACAGTGGTCGGTTCACCCACCCACTTCTTTCCGTCCCAGTACCTCGGCTGGTTTGTACCTGCGGGGTCTGGGTACCAACCTGGGGCTGGGGTCGTCATCCTGCCTCCTTCTGCGGGACGTGTAGAGCGAAGTTCATGGGCTTGCTCGACTTCAGCTCGAATCGTATCCCAGCCTCCGAGAGCAACGTACGGTGATCCTCGGTCTCCCACGCTTCCCGGTACGCCTGTCCAGTCTCCTCGGTGACCCACCCGGCAGCGCGGCGAGGTACAGCCTCCAGCTGCGTCCTGCGGTCGATCAGAGACTTCATGCGCTCCAGGTAGATTCGCTCATCCTCGGCGCTCACGATTAGGCCGGCATCGGACTCCCGGCGTAGCCGCTCGATCGTGGCCCTGACTTGCTCCAGTTCCTCCGTGTGGTCCTCCCCCGGTACAAAGACCCTCCGGGTCACCGGTTCGTCGCCGTACGCCTCCAGGAAGGTCTGCTCCAGCAGGTCGTCTCCGTCGTCTGCCCGCAGGAACACGTTCTGGCAGTTGACCGGTGTCCGGCCGCAGCGGTAGTAGCGGTGCTCGTTGACCGTCCCGTCCTTCAGCTTGGACCGGGAGAACTGCTGGGCCAGCGAGGCCCCGCACTGGCCGCAGAAGCCGACCCCGAGCATCGGGTTGGCCGTGTACGACCGAGAGCGTCGGTTGTTCTGACGGAGGGCCGCAGCCTCTTGGATCTGCTTCCACGTCGCCGCGTCGAACGTCGGCGGTGCCATCCTGATTGGCTCCCCGGCCTCGTCCAGGACCGTGACGAACTTCTTCCCGGACCGGGTCATCTTGAGGCCCTGTGTGCGGAGCGAGGTCAGCGATTCGATCACCGTGTTGACCGACCAGGGGTTGTCGTACGCAGGCTTGCCCTTGGCCATGCGCGCCTTGTCGAGCTGGGTGGGGATCTTCTTCTCGTTGAGGTACTGCGAGATGCGGATGAACGACCAGCCCTCCAGGAGCTTCCCGGCCATGTCGTAGAGCAGCTCCTTGCCCTCCGGGTCGGTGGCCAGACCCTTGCCCTTGCCGGATGGGTGGTCGATGACCTTGAAGCCCAGAGGAGGCACGCCAGAGGCCCAGCGGTCGGTGCCACGTAGCACCCGGTGGGAGTCCTTGGCGCGGGAGCGGAAGCGGTTGAGTTCGAGCTGCGCGAAGAACGAGCCGATGTAGATGAACAGCTCGCTCATCATCTTCTCCAGCGAGTCCGACTTGTCGCGGTAGTTCAGCGTCATGGAGTCCTCGGCGAACACCAGGATCTTCTTGCGCTCCTCTGCCCACTCGGCGAACTTGACGCAGTCGCGGGTGGATCGGAACATGCGGTCGATCTTCGAGAAGACGAGGATGTCCCACTCGTCCTGGCGCTCGGGGCTCAGCCACGGACCCAGGTCTGGGCGCTCGAACGGCGAGACCGACGCCGACACGTCGAGGTCTTTGAAGGTGCCGACGATCTCGTGACCACGCTCCGTAGCCCACTTCGTTCCGCTCTCCTGCTGGGCGATGTGAGAGACCTTCTGCGGACCTTGGACTACGCTGACACGTGCGCCTACCAGGGCGCGGAGTGTTTGGGTCATGATTTCAAATGTACGCTGCTCGGTTGCCCGAAGCAAACACACTTGAGATGATGTACCGTATCGCTCCACAACAACGAAAGAAGCCCCCTACCAGCTGTTTAGGCGCAGGACTGGTAGGAGGCGTTACACCTGAAAGGACCAGGTGCAATGGAAATTCTACGGGAGATCACCCCGCTCAGGTCCGCGACGGCTGGAACCGTGGTGGTCGCTGGACTCGCGTTCTCGATGTCGTTCACGAAGCTGTCGGGGCTCGCAGGAGCCAACGGCGTGTCGGATTGGCAGGCTTGGATGCTGCCGATCATCTTGGACGGATTGGTCGTGGTGGCCACAGCCGCGTCGGCGGCGATGAAGCGCGGGCGCTGGTACGCCTGGCTCCTCCTGTTGGCCGGTACGGCAGCCTCGGTGGCCGGGAACATGGCGTACGCGCACATGGTCACCCCTGGCAACGTGGCGGCATTGGTGATCGCAGCAGGGCCTCCGATCGTTCTGTTCCTCGTGACCCACCTGACGATCATGCTGGCGCACCAGACCGAGGAATCGGAGGACGTTGAGGAGCCGGTGGCGAGCCCCGCTCTCGCTGCGGCTTGACTGCGCCCGACCGGTGTAGATGTATGCGAATTTGTGCATGAATTAGGTACAAAAAAAGGGAGGGCCGACCTCCCGAAGAAGGCCGACCCAGTAGCAGTAGACATGCAGCCACGACATTCATCGGTAGTAGAGGAGCATCTGTCCGATCATCTCCCGCTGGCGCTTGAGCGCCGCGTCGAAAGCCTCGGCCTCTGCCGAGTCATCGACCTGGATCACGCTGGCAGGTGTGACGACACGCGAAACTCCTGCTGCCCGAATGAGATTCGAGCAGAGGTAGCAGGGCTCTCGGGTGATGTAAAGCGTGGCTCCGAAGAGATCCTCCCGATCACAGTGGAGGAGGGCGTTGGCTTCTGCGTGTATGGCCACACAACGACCTGGCCCGGAGTCGTAAGGAGTCTCTCCAGGAACGACTTCTGCGAGTCTTCGAGGGCAAGTTCCGCAGCCAGACTCTCCGGCGGGCGCTCCGTTGTATCCGGTTGCTCGGACACGTCGGTCTTTGACGACGACTGCACCGACCTTGCTCCTCTCGCAGTCAGAACGCTCGGCCGCTGCCGTGGCGATCCCAAGGAAGTACTCATCCCACGTCGGCCGGCTCAACCGTCACCACCTTGAGATGGTCGGTGATCCTGCCTGCGAAGAAGTGCGCGTCCTCATACGGGACGCCGCCTCCGTACAGGATGTCCACGATCTCGTCCCGAGCTTCATCGGGGGTGAGGTACGACGGCACAACCCTGATGTACATGGTCCCCACTGAACCCGGCATCAGATCGGCACCCCGAATCCGATACCACCGGTCGACGGGTTGATGTGCAGACCTCCACCGAGGTCGACACCGATACCCCCTGGGCCGATCACGAGCCCGGATCGACCGTCGTCGTACGTAGGTGCTGTCCCGGTACCGCCCTCACAGGCGGTCGTACCGAGCGCGATTGCGATGGCGGCGATGGACGCTGCGATGAACTTCTTCATGAGGTTCCTTTCGGCTTTCTGAGACCCATTGAGCTGGACCACTTTCGAGGCTCCGGTTTGGGAGGAGGGGTGTACTCGACCATGTCGAAACTGACCGTGTAGTTGGGCCGTAAGTAGTGACGCTCAGGAACCCAACTAGGCCCTCGCGAGTAGACGTAATCCCGCTCCATGTCGAACTGCGGAGGGGTAGTTAGCTCGAACGTGGCACCTTGCGTCTCAACGAGATACAGACCCGGCCGGTCCGGGGCTTCGTAGATTCGCAGGAGATCAGACATACTGGTTGTAGATCTCCAGCCTCTTGAGGATCTCCTCGGGAGACTCCTTGACGACGTAAGTCAGGTCCGACTTCGTCTTGATGTGGGTCTCCTCCAGGACGATGCCGAACGCCTCGATCTGCGAGACGAGAATCCACACGGGACCGTCTTCGGTGGTCGTCAGTTCGATGAATACAACGGGGGTCACAGGTACTTCTCCTCCAATTCCTCTTCCAGACCACGGATCTCGTGCTTCAGCTCCGAGACCTGCTCCCGGAGTCCGCGTGCGACCGCGTCCAGTTCGTTGTGCTTGCGCTCCAGAGCCGCGTGCTCGATCAGCGCATCCGCCGCAACGGAGGACTGTTCGTCTGCGCGCAGGTCCGCGCTCTCTGCGTCGTCCAGGGCTTCGTGCAGTCGCCGGTACAGGTCGGCGAAGCACCCATGCACGGCTGCGAACCAGTCAGCGTCGTCCTCTTTCAGGTACTCCGCTACCCGGAGCTTGAAGCCATCCTGATTCACCGCGTAGATGTTGTATAGCTCCGAATACTCCAGAGCCTTCTCCACGACGTAGTAATGATCCTCTGCCCCTGTGGTTTTCGACCACGCTTGGTAGATGTGATCGAAGAACTCACGATCTTCCACTTGCTGCCTCCTCTAGTTCTTTCAAGCTCGCTTCGTTCGGGATGACCCAGACGCGGGATCGGATAACGACCATCTCCGGCAACGGATTTCCGAACTCGTCCTCCGGGATCAACCGGAGTCCGTCGATCACAGCCTCGTGAGAGACCTCGTACCCCATGTACGTGTCTTCCAGCACGACCCCACGTCTTTCAGCCGCAGCCAAGACGTGGTCGGCCACGAACTCGTCACGGTCCTTCTCGTCCCACCGCTCCCACGCGCTCCTCGGAACCGGGAACAGAACTCCCAGCTCGTGCGCTTCACCATCCATTTGTCAACTCCCGGAATCGTTGCGCCAGTGCCTCATTAGGCAATAGCGTCTTGAGAACTTCCTCCAGCTGCTCGTTGGGCACGCGGAACGTCATCCGTACGTCGGTGGCGTTCTGCTGGAATGCCCCAGGCCCCGTGTCGCTGATCTCGACGTAGTAGTCCGGGAACCAAGGTGGTTGCGTCACAGCTGCCTCACCGCCTTGGCGAGAGCGGAACGCTCGGCCACCATGTTGTTCAGCTCCGTACGGTCCGCTTGGATCTGCGCTTCTCGATCTCTGAGAAGGTCTTTGCGCCAGTAGATCTCGCCGTCAAGGCCCGAAATACGGGCCTCCAACAGCTCCTTCGCCGATGTGAATGTCCTCATCAGCTCCCCTCGCTGTCAATGTTGAAGATGATCGGAGGGGCCGTGATGTAGTCCTTGATGACCCGGAGCGACTCTGCGATGTCGATCAGCGCATACGCTTCTGCGTCGGAGAGGTAACCGATGCGCCTCTTGGCCTCATCCAGGTAGTCCTTCGCCATCAACGCCCCTTCACTTCGTGGAACTCGCCGGTGACGAGCTGAAGTTCGTTGAGGTTCAGACGATTCGGATTCTCAACAGAGTTCATCCATCCGCCGTAGTAGCCGTTGGACGAGTTGCGGAAGGACACGACCGTGGTCTGCTCCCCCCACACCGGATGGGCAGAGACGAACTCGTAGCCGTAGACCTGGATGTCCTCGTAGTCCTCGTAGTAGTTCTGATCGGACAGATCCAACTCGTTGATCTCGGTGATCGGGCCGTTGGCCAGAAGCTTGTCCACGCCGACGATGTCGTAGAAGTACGACCACGAGCAGCAGTCGCCCTCAACACCGAACCCCACCCGGCCCTTGTCGGTCTCGAAGACCAGATACTCCTCCGAGATGAAGACGGCCAGCACCTTCTTGCCGACAACCTCTTCCTTCTCAATTCCCCAGTAACCCATGCAAATTCCTTTCGTACGATGTCAAGTCGCGGGCAGTAGGAATGGATCGGTGCAGCTCGCCCGGTCCTCCTCTTTGAGGTACAGCGAGCCCCACGAGCGCCCGCCAACCTCTGGGTCGGTGCCGATGTGGACCGGCCCCATGTCCTCGGCCATCAGCTCCGCAATGCGCTTGGATGCCCGCTCCGCATCCTCCGCAGGAACCGAGGCGAGAACCTCGTCATGGATCGGCAGTCGAAGGAACGGGGTGATCCCCGCTTCGTGCAGCCTCACCAGTGCCCGGCCAGTAACGTCGCGAGACGACGACTGCACCAGGTAGTTGAGCGCCGAGTAAGACCGACTAGGGTCCACCGGCAAGCGCCGGCCGACCGGGGTCACGATGTACCCCTGCCGAGACGCTTTGTCTGCCACCTTCTTGGCCAGCTGGTCGACCTTCGGGTATGTCACCGAGAACGCGGTGAGAACCTGCTTGGCCAGCTCTACCGTGATCGACGCCTGCTCAGCAAGGGCCTTCGGCCCGCCGCCGTAGACGGTCAAGAAGTTGGCCATCTTGCCGACCTTGCGATCGACTCCGGCCGCGTCAGCGGTGATCTGGTGCAGATCCTCGGACTCGGCGAACGCCTTCAGCATCGTCGGGTCGCCAGCCAACGAAGCCAGCACCCGCAGTTCCTGCGTCTGGTAGTCCACTGAAGCCATCAGGTGGCCTTCGTCGGCCAAGAAGCACCGGCGCACCATCCAGTCGCCCGAAGGCAACGTCTGGGCCGGGATTCCGGTGATAGACATACGAGCAGTTCGGGCACGCAACGGGTTGATCGAAGCGTGGCAACGGTCCTGCGCGTCCCGCGTATCGAGGAACTTCTGGACCCAGGTCTTCCGCCACTTGCCTGCCTTCTTCCCCTCTACGATGGCCTCGGCCAGTTGAGTGGCCTTGGCCTCCGGGTCTCCGGCCACCAGCTCGTTGAGCAAGACCTTGTCGACCTTGTAGTTCCCGGTCGGCGTGCGGCCCTTGATCTTCACGCCCTGGGCGATGAGAGCCTCGGCCACCTGCTGGGGAGAGTTGATGTTCTCCAGCCCCAGATCGAACGCCTTCTGCTTCCACACGTCCTCCTCACCGGCCAGACGAGCAGACAGCTGCTCGGTGTACTCCACGTCCAGCAGGAAGCCCGTCCGCTCCATAGATGTGCAGATCTCCGCGAGCTTGTGCTCGTACGGGATGAGATCGTGAGACACCCTGGGCACCAACGGGTTCAGCTTCTGCATGAGACGCGCAGCCAAGATCGGGTCCATGCCCGCGTACGTCTGGAACAGCTCGTTGTCGAGCAGGCCGTCCAGCGCCCAGACCTTCGCCTTCGTGGTCTTGTTCTCTTTTGCGATGTCGGTCATCAGCGTCTTGACCCCGTCCGCTACCTCGCGGTCGACGTGCTGACGAACCAACTCCTCCAGCGAGTGCCCGATGCCACCTTCTTCACGGCCCCTGGGGTCCACCAGGTGGGCCAGGATTCTGGTGTCTGTGACCTTGGGCCACATCGTTTCCATCGGCACGCCGAGCGTCCGATCGAACACCTGGAGGTCGAACGATGCGTTGTGCAGCACGAACTGGTCGACGTATCCGAGCGCAAGCTTCACGTCGTTGGCAAACGCCGGCCCCCGCTCAACTGGGATCACCCATGCTTCGTACGGATTGCCGAATTGCACTGTGCGACAGCTGTATCCGTCAGAGTAGATGTCCAGCCCGGTAGTCTCCGAGTCGAGACCCAGGAACTTGCGATTGGCCCTGATGAAGTCCCGGAACGGTAGGAGGTCGTCCTCGTCCTCCACGACGTTGATACGGACGTTCTGGCCGCTAACTCCGCTCTGGATCTCTTTCATGCTCCTCCTATTCGGCGCTGACCAATTCGATTGCGTTGGTGAACATCTGCCGGATCTCCTCGAAGGTCCGCTCAGGATGGTCGTTGTAGAGCCACACAGGGGTTTGGATGCCCGCACCCGCTCGAAGCACTGCCTCGGCGGTCTCGAACGAGTCGGTGTTTGCATCCCTACGTGGGTCTCCGTGGATCACTTTCAGCACCGCGCCAACCGAGCACAGGCACCCTCCCGGCCCTTCGTATTGACCCTGAGCCCACCCATCGGCTTCCAGGAGTGCGAGCGCCTCTGTCAGAATCTGTTTGGTGTCCTTCACGCTGCTCCTTTGTGGTAGATGCCCCGGACGATGCGAGAGATCGTCGCGGGGTTCACGTCGTAGTCGTAGGCCAGGTGGACGTTCTTCCTTCCCATCCGCGCCGCTTCACGGATGCTGTGAACCTCCTTGGCTGTCAGCTTCTTTCGATTTGTCTTCGGCTTCAGCGCCTTCTCCAGGATGTAGTTCCTGTCCGCGATTCGCTTGGCCGTTACCTGGATCTCGTCAAGTAGCTCGTAGAGACGGATCACGTCACTCATCAGGGATCTCGTACTCCGAAATGCACACGACCTTGTCCCAGTTGAACGTGACCGTGGTGTTGACGCCGTCGATGACGCTGTGGTCCACCGTGATTACGCCGCCGCGATAGTCCTTCATGATCTCGCCAGCGAACCGGGACCGGCCCTCGTCGGTGACGATCAAGATGTCCTTCATGGATCTCCTCCCCGCATGGAGAGCCCCCGGAGGGGCTCCCCGTACGTAGTCAAGTGTCAGTCGGTCGGAAGCCAGACCACGTCCTTGTTGCTGCCACGTGGCGGGAACCAGCCGTGCCAGAACTTGCCGTTCTTCGTGCCCGACTTGTACTCGTAGGAGTCGTCGGGGGCGGGGTCAGTGCCGGGAGGCGGCTGCTTCGCTGCCTTGGGCTGGCCGGAGCGGCCACCGCCGCCACCCTTACCGCCACCGCCGCCACCAGCGGACGGAGCGCCACCACGGAAGTGGCCTGCGACGTTCTTGGTCATCGTCATCAGCTTCTGGAACTTGTCCTTGTCGGACAGGATCTCCAGCGCCTCGTCCACCGAGCCCGCGTGGACAACGATCCACGATGCGTCGAACCCAGCGGCCTCCTTGAAGGTCAGTACGATCTTGCCCTCCGAGTCGGCGTTGACGTTCTTCACCGCGACCTGCTGCGGAGGAGTGGCGGGCTTGGCAGCCTCCGGGGGCGGACCCCACGGATCGTCGTTGCTCGGCTGCTGAGCTTCATCGGGAGCGCCCCAGGGATCAGGCTGTGTCAATTTGCTACCTCTCTTGTTGTGTTACTAGCGGATCGGGCAGGCCCCGTTGGCGCACTCTTCATCCACGCCATCGGAAACTGCCTTGGTTGTTGCTGCCTCGTACTCGGCCTTGGTGATGCGCTCGTACGGAGCTTGCGGGAAGGACTTCTCAGGGAAGATCGTGCTGCCCTTTATGAGTCCACCGAACTTCTTAAGCTGTGCCGCAACGTCTTCCGACGTGTAGGCATCAGGGTCCACGTTGGCCGTGAACGACACCGCGTTGTCTGCCCAGAGCATCTGGTACAGCGCCTGGAACGCCAGGAGTTCGTTCAGTGTGAGGTCGGCTGCCGACTCCACGATCTCCTCGGCATCACACCCGTACCGATCGACAACCTGTTGCACCAGAGTGTCTTTCGTCGGGATCTCTACAACCCAGGTGTTCCCAGACTTGTCGTACTGGTCGACCTCGGTGTCGTACCCCTCCTGCTCGTACCGGTTGAGCATCTGCCGCTGGTTGGCGTCGAGAATCGACAGCCGGATACGGCGGATGAAGTACGGCGAGAAGATCGGGTGAATCCCCTCGGACACACCGGGCATCTTGGCGATGGTCCCGGTAGGCGCGATGGTTCTCTTCTTGACCGGCACCGGGATTCGCAGCTTGTGCGCGTACATCTGCGCCTCAAGGTCAACCTGCTTCGCCCAGCCCCGCAGAACATCACGGAACCAGCTGTCCGCAGGCGCATCGGAATACCGCTTGCCGATGAGAGCCAGGAACGAAGCCACGCCCAGGTGCCCAACGCCGATACGTCGGTTGCGGTCCAGAACCTCCCGAGACTTCGGGTCAGCCACCGGAGAAAACGTGGCCCGGATGAGGAACCTCGTCATCAGCTGGTGAGCCTTGATCAGCCCCAGGTGGTCGACCTTGTTCCGGTCGTCGCGGACGAACGCCGCCAGGTTGATGTGGCCCAGGTTGCAGGGCTCCCAGGGCTCCAGCGTGATCTCCCCGCAGGGGTTCGTACAGACGACCCGATTGGGCTCCCCCTGGTTGGACAACGAGGAGTCCCACATTCCCGGCTCTCCGTTGCGTACAGCGCCGTAGGCCAGCTCCCGAAGCACGACTTGAGCGTTTGCTCTCCTCATGTAGGACGCATCAGCAGGGAGTTCGACCAGCGACCAGAACTCATCGTCTACTTCGACTGAGATGTTCGTGGTCCAATGCGACCCCGACTCCTCTTTGATGTTGATGAACTCCATGATCTGAGGGTCAGCCCAGTGCATCATCGCCATACGAGCGGACCGGCGAACTCCACCGGCCACCACACACTGCGCGATGGCGTGGTCGATCTCCATCGCGGAGATGCCGTCCAGCTGTTCGTTTTTGAAGCCGAGACCGCTCAGGATCGAGGCGATGTCGTCCAACATCCGCGCCAACGGCACCGGCCCGGAGGCCGTGCCCCCGAACGTCTTGAGCTTGGCTCCGGCAGCCCGGACACGCGACACGTCGTACACCCGGTTGCTGTGGTAGATGTACGGCCGATACGCGGTGTCGATCAAGTCGACCAGCGCCGCAGCCCAGCCTTCCCGAGAGTCCTCGATCACGAATGCGCCGTCCCATTCCGGGTCGTAGTCAGCCGACAACAGACCGGCCTGTTTGAGCGCCTCGTAGTCCGGGTGCTCGGGATCGCAGACGACGTGAACCTTCAGCGTGTGCTTCAGCCGCCTGTACGGAGTCAAGTACGAGTTCGAGTAGTTGGCCCCTACTCCCCCGCCTTCCATCAGCCGCATGAACGTGAAATGGAAGTGGTCCGAGGGGTTCTCGGTCCACCCAGACACCCAGCAGTTGAACAGGTGCTGCGCGTTCTTCACGCCGGATGCCCACAGATGCCGGCCAGCCGGAAGGATCTTGAAGTCCTCCATCATGGAGATGAGTTCTTCTCGCTCCCCTGGTTGGTGGTAGCGGCTATCGACAAGCGCAAGATTTCCGTCCACGACTCGCCGAACCGTCTCTGGCCACGTCTCACGCGATCCATCAGGCTTGACTCGTGAATAAGTACGATCGTAGACAAGCTCACCGGTTGGCCCCCAGTTGATTTCGTCAGACAAGTGCTACCTTTCCGACCAGCATCAGCAGAATCCGCCACGTCTCACCGTGGATCTCCTTCAGCTCGTCCTCGCTCAGCTCCTCGGTCAGCCAGTGTTCGGCCACGGACAGGAACTCGATTCCGTCCGTGAGATGGTCGATGACGATCTCTCGTGCGATCTCGGTTACCTGGGTCACTTGACGTACTCCCCTCCGACGTACATTTCCCGGTCTTCGTCCGACCAGTTGTCGATCAGCATCGGCTTCTGATGCGGAAACGCATCTGGCACAAGCTCTCTGCGGTACAACTCAGAGCCACCCATGCCGTTGAACGTCGAATCCAGCAGGTGGTGCATCTACTCGTCTTTCCCTTCCAGGCCCCACTGGGCCATGTGCTCGAACATGTCCATCCCGTTGGATGTGTCGTATCCCTCGTAGTCGTCCATCAGCCCCACCCGAGCCCCTGGTTCGATGCGAACGACTCGAAATCGAAATCGTGTGCCTCGTAGTGGTCTTCGGTGCTGACGTTGTTCCGCGTCCCAGGCCCGTCGAGCCGCTCCGAGAACCGGCGCTTGGCCACCTTGTTCATCTCGTCGGTGAGCCGAGCTATCCCGTTCTTCAGGGCGTCCTTGTCCTTGGTGGTGGTCGGAACGACCTCACCTACGTACCGCCGACTGATGGCGTCGACATACTGCGGGGTCTTGTCCTTCAGCTCCTCGAAGGCGTCCTCCATGTCCAGGAGTTCAGCCTTGAAGTTGGACATCGGCTCCGTCAGGATCTTCTGCGAGAGAAGCTCTTTGACCTCTTTGACCGAGTAGTTGTACGCCCCCCGGAAGTGGTCGTAGTCAGCCCGCTCCTGGCTGGCCAGCTGATGCCCCATGCGAGTGACGAAGCGGTCACGCGCCTTCCGCTCCAGCTCCAGCACCTTCTTGGCCGTGTTCGGCTCAGCGAGCAGCTTCGCCCAGAGTTCCTGCTCCAGATCCTCCTGCTCGACCACACCGGGCCACTGGAACGCGACCGACTTGGAGGCCCGTCGAATGACGGGCTCCAGTTCGCCGTACGTAGTCAAGTATCAGACCTCCCAAGTACGTCCGTCGACCGAGAACTTGCCCCGGATGATCGGAATGGTCTCGGCCTTCACGTGCTGGCCCTCAACCGTCATGAGACCGAATCCCTGCTGCCAGTTGGCCGTTCCACCCTTGAGATAGGTGGCCAGCTTCATGTTCATCAGGTTGCCGACCTCCATGCCGGTCACGACCTTGGACGACTCGCCACCGGCTCCGTACGTGTACGAGCCGATGCCCAGGCGATGGGTGTGACCCATGACGACCGAGGAGAGCATCTTCTTCGCCGCGTTGAGAGCGGTGTTGCCCGCGATGCGCGAGAGGCCGATGCCGCCGCGATGGCCGTGAGTCGAGATCCATCCCGGAGCCACCTTGTAGAACTCCGGCAGCAGGTCGATACCGAACCCGTCGAAGTCCAGCAGGTTCTCGATGTTGAACGCCTCGGTCTCCGCAAGGGCCGGGGAGTTCTTCTGGAGGTAGACCCGTGCCCGTTCGTCGTGGTTTCCCTCGTGGACGCTCAGCGGGCCGTCGTAGACCTCCCGCAGCGGCTCCAGGAACCGGCGCTTCGCCTGCTCGCAGTCCTGGAAGATCGAGCCCTCGAACTCGGCCTTGGTCCCCGCGCTCCAGCGCGAGGGCTGTGGGAAGTCCATCAGGTCTCCGATCTGGATGACCCTGGTGGGTTGGTAATCTCCGATGAACCGGACCACCGCCTTCAACGCCTTGCGGTCGTCGTACGGGATCTGGGTATCGGAGATGAAGACGTAACGTTCCGTCATGTATTCCTTTCGATGAGGCCGGCCAACTGCTCGCGGGCCTCGTGGTATGCGCTGTCTAGCTCTGTGAGCGCCGTGAGGATGCCTTCCCGGTTGGGCGGGTAGAACACCCTGAGATCGGTTGTTACGCACGGACGCACCCGGTTGGGGTGCTCACCCCCGTACGCATCCGCAATGCGGCTCACGTAGACACTGGGGCGGCTAGCCATCCAAGATCTCTGTGAACGGGCCGCAGTAATCGACCAAGTCGGACTTGGCCCTTACCCAGTTACCCTGGCGACGTGTGTATCCCCAGCCACCGTCGTGGCGGTATGACCAGATGTCTCGATCCTCATCAACAACCCGGACACCGAACGGGACATACAGGAGCGAGTCCCACACCCGAGGTTCACGCGCTGGTTCCGGTTCCGGTGTCAGCCTCTCGGTCAAACCGGCGTAGCCGCCGATGTCGACGTACGAGTCCCGGTGGAACCCGTTCCTGGCTCGGGACAGCTTGAGCTGGATCATCATGTGGGCCACGTCGTGAGCAGTCAGCGACTGGTTGAGCTTGTCCATCAGCTCGACGTTCCACCGCTCCGCGATGTCCCAGAACGACTTGCTCGCGTCCCCGTAGGTGGCTGCTCGGTCACCGTTGATCAGACGCTCAGCCTCTTCCAAAATGGACTCAGTCACAATTCCCCGTTCTTGACTGCCAGGTACAGGACTCCGATGTCCTCCAGGGCGTCAACTGCCTCTGCGGAGTCGGTCACGTAGAACGAGTTCGTCCGGTACTGATCGTCTCGGACGTTGACATTCCACCTGCCGTCGTCATCGCCCTCGTCCACTGCCGTGGCAAGCACTCTGCTCCCCACAAGGAGTCGGAACTCCTCGATCGCCTCGTCTTCCACGACCACGATCTCTGTGGTTGTGACGATCTCGCCGATCTTTCGGCGCTGCTTGGCACTCACTCGTCACCGTCCAGGGACGCTGCGAGCTGGCTCAGGTAGTCGTCGGCACCGGCACGGTACAGCGCGGCCAGCGCGTGCTCCTTGTCGTTGGCCTGGACCACGATCCGAACGGCTGCGCCGTCCTCGAAGTGGACCGTCATGTCGATCTCCAGGAGATCCTCCGGCTCAGCAGCCAGAGCCTCCAGAACCTCATCCTGGGTGACATAGTCCAGCAGATCCTCACCGAGGTCTACGACCTGGTTCAGCTCCTCGACCAGATCCTCGTCATAGACGAAGTCGTGGATCTCGTTGTAATCCAATGTATTTCCTCTCAACTGATGCGGTCCATCAGGGCACCTGGCCCGTCTTGCAAGACCATCGAGTTCACGTCCTCACCTGGAGGACTGGGAATGACCCGTGCGTTGGGCAGGGTCGCTGCAACCTTGTTGGCGAAGTCCATTCCTGGTTCATCGCCGTCCGCGAGAACGAACACGTCCCGGTATCCCAGGAACAGCTCCTTCATGTACGGCTTCCACATCTGCGCTCCGGGAACCCCGACAGTTGGGATACCGCAGACTTGCGCTGTGATGCAGTCGATCTCACCCTCGGTGATGGCGACCCTCGGGCTGTGGCTGATCAGAGCCAGCGTGTTGTAGAGCCACGGCTGATCTCCGGCCACGGTCATGTACTTCGGCTTGGCGTCGTCCAGACGCCGGAAGCGGATAGAGACGACCATCCACCCCTGCTCTTGATGCCAGCGCAGGTATGGGATGCTGATACAGCCCCGGAACATCTCATGACCAGGGAGTGGCTCGGCCACGTACCCGAGCATGAACCTGTCGATTTCGGCCTGCGCCTTGGGATTTGGTGTTACCAGCCCCCGAGTCGCCAAATACTCTTCGGCTGGACTTCCGGGCAAGCTGGCTCGGTACCGATCCGTCGCTTCCTTCAGAAAGGCTTTCTGCGATTCGCTTGGCCTCTGCAAATGTTACCTCCTCTCGTTGTCGAATGACTTTGATTGCATCCCCTTTCACGCCGCATACGAAGCAGTTGAAAGCGTTGAGCTCAAACGAGATTGACGCAGACTTGTTCGTATCGCCATGGAAGGGGCACAGGCAGGAGGTCCACTTGCTACGACCGGGCTTTGGCGGCTCCCAGTCCTGGAAGTACCGCCGAATCGCCTGGACGATCAGCGGTTGGTCAGTCACACAGACGGCCTCCAGGTCTCGTAGAAGTAGTGCGGAGGTCCGCAGCAGTCGCAACCCTGGGCGTCCGTGTAGAGGCCGGTGGCATTCTCGAACGACTGAATCGCTTCGCCCTCCGTCGCGTCCGGGAGGAACGCCGACGACGCCAGCGCACCGAGGAACCGTTCACGGCCCCCGTTCAGGCCGTCGTCCCGGTACCAGTTGATGACCCAGCCAGCTCGCTCCAGAGCGAACCAGTCATCGTCGGTCAGCCACCAACTCCCGCCCGAGTTGTTGGACGAGTACGTGACACCAGGCAGTTCAGCCTCGATCGGCTCCTGGTAGACCTCGACGCTCACTTGACCCCCTTGCGCTTGTTGACCAGCTCGGTCTTGCCGGTTCGGCCGGCCTTCTTTCGGGCCTCCGCGCTCCGGGTGATCAGAGCGTTGCCGTTCGGGGCACTCATCGGTCCTGGCATGTTGTTCCTTTCGTACGTAGTCAAGTAGTTAGGCAGCCTTAAGCTCGATAGGCGCTACGCGCCTGCCGATGACTGCAATGGCAGGTGGAGATGACAGGTAGTTGTACCCGCGCAGGAACGCTTCTGGCTCGTCCCTGAGATGTCCTACAACGTCACGATTACATGGTCCGCACAGAAGACCCCGGACGAATCCGGTGTCGTGGTCGTGGTCTACAGAGAGCTTCTTCCGGCCTTTGCCTGTGGCACGCTGGCAGATGTAGCACTTGCCCCCTTGGAACTCGTAGATCGCCCAGTACTCCTCGGCCGTGATGCCGTAGGTGTCCATGAGCCTGCGCTCCCACGCAGCGTCCCTGGTGGTCTGCCTGCGCGCCCGGTGATGGGTCACACATCGCTTGCCGGGGACAGGCTTTCCAGTGCGAGTGAGTGCGGGCTTGCGGACGTTGGTGATGCCTTCTGCGATGCAGTCCTTGCAGGTCACTACCGCCATCTCAGTAATACCCACCTGGTGGTGCGCCGTGGCTGAAACAGGACCATGAGTGCACGACGTCTACGGCGTCAGTGCTGCCGTCCGAGTATTCAACCAACTCCACGACAAGATGGCACCCGCACTTGGCAACTAGCCGTTGTGAGCGCTTCTTAGTCCGCATACGTCCTCTCCCCTAGTCGAACTCGCGTCGGATAGTCCGGGTCGTACCGCACCGATTCGGAGGTCGTCACTGCCGTGGCTGGTGTTCCTGTGATGTCCAGGTACGTTCCGTCGTACCGGACGTGGTATGGCCCGATCAACTTGTCGAACCTCACTGTCTTCACTTGATCGCGACCTCCATACCGAGCGGATGCCCATGTCGCAGAAACAACTTCGTCCCTGGGTCGTAGCCGACGATGTAGTCCGACTTCCAGGCCATGAACCGATCGTGCTGAGCTTCTTCGGTGTGCTTGTTCACGAGGTCATGCCCCCTACCCAAATGCGAGAGACGAGCTTGACGCCCTTGGACGCAAGGTCTTTCAGCTTGCCGACTACCGGAGCCTCATGCAGGGTCTCCTCGTCGTCCCCGATGTCGAGGATGATGTTGGCGACCTCTCCGAGGCCGATCACGTTGAAAGACAGCTTCATCGGAAATCACACTCCATCTGAATGCCGTCGCCGGAACCGTCGTACGGCGCATAGATGATGCACCGGGTGCCGTCGATGTACTCGACGCCGAACCTGGCCTCTTCCGTCGAGGCTTTGGAACACGCGGTCAGCGCAGCAGCTGTAACTGCCAGCGCCACAATGAGTTTCTTCACTTCATGAATCCTCTCCAGATACCGTCCCCGTGGTCTACGACGACCTCCGGGTCTCTGATTCCGTAGCGGATTGCCAGGAACCAGATCATCTCAGCTTGCTTCTTGCCGAACGGGCACTCATGGACCCCGCTGATCGGGTAGCGAACTCCCCACTTCACTGGAAGGTCTCCCAGTACTCAGCGAGGATGTCCTGGAAAGTCTCGTCAGCGGTGTTCGGCCACATCCGACCCGTGTGCGTCAGGAAGACCGCGAAGTCCTCCAGCAGCTGCTCACTCGTCTCCATTCACGGCCCTCCAGATCAGCTCGCCCAGGATCAGCAGACCGGCGAAGGTCACTACGACCCCGCCGAATGCGATTGCGGCCACCAGGCCGACGAGCATCACGCCTTCCAATAGATGACCTTCCGGTTAGTGGGCTCGAATACGCCCCGGTGAGACTCACGGACCAGTCCGCGCTCGCGCAGCGAGAACACCGCTGGCGTGATCACGTTGATCGGCCGGCCCAGTAGGTCGGAGATCTCCCGGTTGCACATCGGACCGATGGTCTGGAGTGCGTCATGGACCTCCGCCTCCCGGCTCGGAAGCTCCGGGAGCGATGCGCGGTACGACTCGATGCTGGTTGCCTGAACGCTCATCAGTCGTCCAACACCACCAGGAGGATGACCGACAGCACGAAGAGGATCGCGCCGATCCACAGGGGTGCCGTAACCCACAGCCAGGACCAGGCGACGACGCCGGTCAGCTTGAGGATCAGGAAGACGATGAAGAGAAGGGTTGAAAGTCCGATTTGCATTGGTGTTGCTCCTATTTGAGGAAGGCGACCTAGTCGCCGTGGTTGAGTACTGGGATGCCTGCCGCCTGCGCGATGGACATGCAGTGCCAAGTGCCGACGCTCTGCGTCAGCGGGAAGGCGTGGCAGATGTCCGCTCCGAGGTCGACCATCGCCTGATTGCGGAGAGTCCCGGCCCGCTTGCCGAACTGCTCCCAGTCAGCTGGGTACATCTCGATCTCGACGTGACATCCGTACTGGCGCATACCCCAGGCCCATCGGTCTGCGATGTCGTCTGCGCCACGAGCGCCGCCGTGGACGATGATGATGCCCTCCGGCGACCGGAGCAGCTCAGCGTTGAGAACTGCCCAGACAGTGGTTCGGGCAACCCAGTCTCGGCTGCCAGTGATCAGAATCCGTCTCATCGAAGTTCGTACGTAGTCAAGTATTACCGCGAGATAAGCTCCTTCAGACGGTCCATGTACGAGGGCGAAGGTTCCAGGATTGGCGGGCGCTGCACAGCCGGGTAGTAGAGGTCCGCGTACGGATCTGACTTGCCAACGGACATCGGAATCGGCAGTAATGGATTCTTCTGCGGGGCAACAGGACTGACGAGCCAATCCTCCAGCATGTCGATCCTCTCGACCTCCTTGTCCCGGCCCTGGATCTGCATGACGACCTTCTCGAACTCGGCACTATTCCAAGTCGCGCTCAGCTCCATCGGGGTCACCCACTTGGCCGGGTCATACCCGCCATCGGTGCCGTAGAGGAACACCCCGACGAACTCGGTATCGAACCCCCAGGACTGGACCTTGTTCCACACCCGAGCGAACGTCCGACCGGACGAGATCAGGTCGTCCACGAACACCCAGCGCCTGCCCAGCGAACCTTCGGCCGGCTGCGACGAGTGCGATCCGTCGTTCGGCTTGCGAATCAGCAGGTACCGCTTGTCCAGCATCTTCGCGAGCTTGATGACCGCGATGGTCCCCGACAGGCCGGTGCCAACCAGGGTGTCGAACTCGACCCCGGCAAGGAACCGGCAGGCCATCTCGTACAGGTGGTCCTCGTCGTGAACCGGGCTCATGTACGAGCCCTGAAAGTCCAGCGAGTCAGGGGCTTTGATCTCGTTCATCATCACTCTCTGCGGGTAGTGGTCGTACGTAGTCAAGTTTGAGGGCTGGGTTAGGTCGTCAGCGGATGTCGATGTCCGGGACGACGACCGAAGGCTTGAAGGTGACGCGGTAGAAGTCGTCGGAGACGTTGGCTCCTTCGATTTGCTCCACGAAGTACGAGACGTTGTCCGACAGGCCGAGGAAGTGCTTCTTGAACTGCCCGTTCTGCTTGCAGGTCACGTCGAGCTTCTGCGAAGCGGTGTCTGCGGTGATCGCGCACCGACCCTGGATCTCCAGGAGGTACTTGTCCGTGATGCCGTTGAAGAACACGATCCTGCGCGGAATCTCGAAGTTGTCCGCTGCTTTCGACAGGTTGTCCGATGCCACGTCGGCGTCGTTGACTCCACACGCTGACAGTCCCAGCGCCAGGCTAGCAGCTGCGATAGTGGTGGCGATGATCTTCTTCATTCTTCTCCTTCGATGAGGTTGAGCAGATCCCACGCGAGATCTTCGGCATCTGCGTGCACGAGTTGTGTTCTCTTGTAGATTAATTCGGCCATCTCAGTAGCCAGCTCTTCTTCGCTCACACGGGGTCCACGATCTGCATGGTGTCTCCGGTGAAATCCAGTGTCACGTAATCCATTCCAGATGGATCTGCCTTGCCTCCACGGTTCTTCACCGTGGACACGTTGAACTCGTCCGGTCCGAACTCGTTGCCGATCCGGTGCAGCGTGAGCACCATCTCTGGTACGCGGCCGATCTGACCTTTGATGCCCGACAACGGGATTGGCTTGTCACCGTTGTTGTATTCGCCGGTCACGTGATGCAGCCCGACGACACACGAGCCCGTCTTGCGGGCCATGTCATGTAGGTAGTCCATCAAGCCTTCAAGGCCGGAGAACGGGTCGTCGTCCCCGCTGTCCAGGCGGATGTTGGTGATGTTGTCGATCACGACCAGCGCCGGGTAGTCGCCGTACTTCTGGACGAACGCTTCCAGCGGTTCCTCGATCTGTGTCAACGTCGGGGATGCCTCGTACTTGAACATGATCGGAATCTCGTCCAGCAGGATCTCTGCTTCAACGTCCAGCTCTCCGTCCCGGACTTGGCGCTTGGCCTTGTCCATCGGCCATCCGGTGAGGACCGAGATGGACCGTGAGATCTGCGTGAAGGCGTCGGAGTCAGCTGAGAAGTACAGCGTCGGTACCTTCGCCAGCATGGCGTACGTCAGGGTGAACGCGGACTTGCCGATGCCAGGTGCCGCACAGCACAGCGCGAGCTGGCCACGAAGGAACTGAGTTCCCTTCTCCGCCAGGGACTCCCATACGGTGGGCAGTGGATCGCCGGCCGAACCCTTGATGTAGAGCGACTGCCTAGGGGTGTACATGTCATGCCTCCTCAACGGTGTATGCGACCTTGTCGTCACTCCACCGGTATTCGCCGCCGTACGAGAGCGCCTCGTTCAGCGCCCATCCCGCCCCGTCCTCGTCTTCCACTACCTGAGTGCTGGTGACCGTCTTGGTTACGAGGTACTTCACTTGCGCTCCTCCTCAACGACCACTTGGATGTGCTCTCCTACTACGAACTCGGTCTTGTCACCGCTCTCAGCTGCCGTCAGCCAGAGCGTGACCTGGTCTCCACCGTCATGGTGGACCTCTCTCAGCTCCCCCATCACATTGGCGAGAACCAGAGAGTGTGGGAAGTGCCAGAAGAACTCGACCTGCTGGCCGATGTGGTTACCACTCAAGTCTTTTGCGTGCATCAGTGCCTTCCGTAGATGTGAGCGAGGATCGCGAGCAGGTACCAGATCACTGCTCGACCTCGGCGAGATACTCGCGTGCCTGTGCCGGTGTGATACCGCCGTCGTGGATGTCAACGCCCTGCCGGTTGGCTCGGGACTCTTCTTCGATCACCGACTCCATCTCCTTCATGAGCTTGAGCCCGATGTTCGGGTAGTGCAGCTCACGCTTGATCTCGGTCGGGGTGAACCCTTTTCGGAACATCCGCATTACCGCCCGAGTCTCGTGCGGCGCGTCGTCAGCGGTCAGCAAAGGATCGTTGGGGTTGATGTCGTCAGGCGTCTTCGTCGTCATCGGTGATGTCTCCTAGTTCAAGCGGGGTGATGTCGGTCTTGGTGCCGTCCGGGTTTACGACGGCCAAATCTCTGTGTGGGTGTCGGCGCTTCTCGGCTGCCGCGAATCGGAAGGCAGCGAACTCGCTCGGAAATGGGTAGGAGGCCGAACCATTCAGGTGGTCCAGCCGTCCCATCTCCACGAACCAGTACTCAGCGTCCGGGCGTGTGTAGCCCAGCCAATCCTTGAAGATGGCCGCACCGTGCTTGGTCATCGTGACCAAGTGCTCGCCTCGGTTGCTCAAGCGCCTCCGTTTCGTACGTAGTCAAGTATCAGCCCATAGCAAAAGAACACGACGCCGAAACGTCGCAGAACTGACACTTGGATGGCTCCGGGGCTGCCTCAAACTTCTCAGCCCGGATGTTCGCTTCCAGCTCTAGGAACTTCTCGGTGACCGTATCAACGTTCCAATCCAGGAGGTCGTACGGTTTTGTGGGCTTGCCCTTCTTGACGCCTTTCTTGCCGGCCATCCAGTAATCGCCGGTGTCTATCCACACGCCGAACATCAGGAAGATGGCTACTCGGTACACCCCCAGCTGGAAGTCGTCGCCAGGTGTGTTCCCGGTCTTCCAGTCGCGGATACGCAACGAGCCGTCCGGTCGTTCCACGATGGCGTCGATGAACCCTTTGACCTTTACAGGCCCAACGCCACAGTCACAATCCTCGTTCTTGAGCTGGTGTGCGTGTACAGGGCACGAGGGGTCCATACCTAGTTCTATGTTGAACTCGACTTCAAGGGCCGGCTCACCATTTGGCAACGTCCAGATCTTCTCATCCGGGTTAGCGTCCATGTACTCGAACCATCGTTCGAGCTGTTCCAGCCCAAGGTCATACCGTCGTTCGATGTCGACCTTCCCCACGTAAGGGCCGGACCTGCTCCAGAATTGGACGTTAGGCGTCTCTCGTGTCGCAGCTGAGATGTCTTTGTCATACTCTCGCGTAAAGACGGTTCGGGCATCTCCCCTTGTGATCTCAGAGTCGTAAGAAGGCCCTGAACCGCCCTCTAACTGCCCCTTGATCACGTCCCTAGCCACGACCTCCACAGTTGCGTGGAACGCCGTTCCCTGCATCAACCAGGCGGCAGGACGCTGCCATACCTTGTCGATTCGAGCCAACTTATACGATTGCGGACACTTGTTGTATTGGTTGTATTGAGAAACACTCCTGTGAATCTTCTTCTGCTCAGCCACATCACTCCTCTAGTTGATCGGAACCTCCCAGGTCGTAAGTCAGTACCTCTGCCCTTCGGAACAGCATGTCGGGGTCTGCCACTTCTTCTCGGATGACGGGCTCCAGCCCCTCTGCGAGTTCGAGGATGGGTCGGTACGATTCATCGGTGTCTTTGACGACCACGCTTCGGTAGACGCAGAGCCATCGCCTCTCTCGGATGTGTGCGAAGAGTAGTGATGGCTGAGCGATCTCCAGTGAAACGTCAGTCAGGTCAGTAACGCTCACAGCTTGTTGGTGCCTTTCGGTTCTACGGTTCAACAGGTGGCAAACGCCAGATCATTCGTCCCTCCTCGGTCAGGTTGGTGTGCTCGTTCACGCGGATGATGAGGTCTCCGTCCCCCGGCAGTCTCTGCCGGAAGGCCCAGCCTCCCTTTGTGCTCACACCTTTTTCTGGGGGAAGGCTTGGGTCGTACTCGACAACTACGTTGTCGTCCTTAAGCTTTCGGTAGAAGGAACGGAGTCTCTTGAGCTTCTCCTCGTCCATGCCTACGCCGCCTGTGGCGATGTACTCGCCGTGGTCTCGTAGTCGGCGGTAGGGGGAAGCGTGGCTCTGCACTGAAGGCACCTTCCACGGGAAGTGGTCCATCACCATTTCTTTCGGGGTACGACGACCGCCGTACTGGTGCTTGATCCACGAAACATACTGTCGCGTAACGCCGTACATTTCCGCGATCTCAGACTGGGTGTACCCCTTACCCTTCAGGTCCTCGACTATGGAAAGCGACAACTTCGGGGTGTCGCTGCTTGTCATGTCTCCTCCGTTGTTTGGAGTTGCTGAGTGGCCGGACATTATGGCCTCGGTCGTGCATTGTCAAGTGTGCCCCTCAAAATCGGCACGCAACTTTCCTGCTGCGTGCCCAATCACGTAGGGCTCCGATTCCCGGAGCCTCTCGGACATGGATCTTATTCAATTGTGTGATACCTGTGTCAATCTTGGGAATGTGTAGGTTTGGTAACGCTCGGCGTGTCGCGGTGTGTTATGCCACCAGAGCGGCCAGCTCGGCCTTTGCCTGAAGCAAGGCTTCTTCGACCATGTCATCGGTGTAGTCGTTGATGGAACCCTCGTCTAGGGGGTCGATGAACTGGTTCCTCTCGCCCTCACGCGGGAACCATCCGCGCTCCACGCCTCCGAGGTATGCGTCTCCCAGCTCGTGCCCCCGTTTGCTGGCGACAACCCGGAGGAGGACGAACTCCCACTCACTGTTATCCCATGCCTTGATGGTGGCCTGGTCGTAGCAGTCGTAGTCGGCCGGCTGCGCGTCCTGGTCATAGGTCACGTCCACGCGGATGTCAAATCCATCACGCTCACCCAAAGCTTTAGAGTCCAAAACCCAGGTCATTTGTCAAGCCTCCGTACGCTCGTTGCACTCGTCGCACAGGCAGTGCGAGTCCCCGCAGTCGTCGCCTTCGGCGTGGTACGAGATCCACGTCTTGGCGCTCTCGTCATCCCCGAGCACCTGGAGCAGACCAGCCAAGGCTTCGACCTCGATGCAAGTCAGCTTCTCCGCGATGTCCGAGGCTAGGTATCCATCTCCCCACGCCTGTTTGAAGAAATCGACCTCATTCTTGGGCAATGTCTCGCTCATACTGAATCTCCTTGTGCCGCTTTGAATCCTTCGATGAACCCTTGCTTAAACATGTCCTCAAGGTGAGGTATCAGCAGTTCGGTGATGTGCTGCTCGATGTCTCCGACCGGGTCGTTCCACCCGGTACCGTCCCAGAACATCGGCCAGCCGTCCCTTTCGTCGGACACGTACCACCCTGGAGTAGACGAGAAGGTCCAAGACTCTTGGATGGTCGGGAGCAACTCGGCCAGCTCGACGGCGAGCTTCAGGTTCATCGGCCCCATCCCATCGCTTCTGAGAGAGCGTCAGCCAGCTCTACGCCGTGCTGTGCCAGATCTCCGTCCCAGTCAGCGATCGCTTCGTCGTAGTCGCACATCTCAGAGAACGAGTGAGCTTCGTCGCTGTAGTAGTCATCAATGACCTGCTGACGCTCCGCTTGCAAGGATCGGAAGGAGTCGTAGGTCTCTTTGAGAGCGGTCAGCTTGTCCACGTCATGTCTCTTCAGGACTCGAATGGACACTTCAACCCTCCAACCACGAGTCGCGGATCACGTAGCCATCAGTCCACTCGACCGTGTAGCCGATGTAGGAGAGAAATTCTTCTGCCTCGCAGGCGATGTCTTCCAGTTCGTTGTGGATCAACAAGTCGAGTTCGTAGAACGCTGCCCGAGCGTCGTTGAGGAGATCCTCCGCCTGCTCTCGGATGTTCTCGTTGGGCACGAGCTGCGCGAGGTCATGAACGTCCTGGACGAACATGAGATCCAGCTCGGACTGGGTCCGAAGCGACGAACCCTCTCGGATGATGATCGGTTCGATGAGCGTGGTCACCTGGGCCTCCTCAAGTTAGTTGCCGGTCGTTGGTTGGTATACGGGGTCATGGCTTTGCGGGGCGGAATGTTCGCTGCCGCAAGGTGAACCACTCGCTTCTTCGGTGTCTTGGTTGCTGTCATGCCTTCACCTTGTGATCGGTTGTGTGCCTGTGGAAGTGGACCGCGATGTTGCGGCTGGCCTCGTCAACGCTCTTGTGCTTCCAGGTGCAGTCCTGGCACTTGGCGCGGTACCTCACTTGATGTACGACCGCGAGACCGGGCCAGAAGGATGAACCGTCCAGCCCGAGGCGTGGATCATGTACGTGATCTCTCCGGGACCAAGGAAGTCCCACTTGGTGGAGAGTGCCGAGTGTGCGGTGTCTCCATCGCCCAACACGAGATCCGTTCGACGCCAACCCTCTCCGAGGTCGCGTGACTTGTCCATGATGTCTTGCCACGAGTAGTGCATGTCAGATCTCCTCGATCCAGGCCCGGACGTCTGCCGCTAGTCGTGTGATGTTGTCCGCGATCCTCATCGCTACCGAGTAGGACAGCTCTCCCACGATGTAGCAGTCGCTGCCGTTTGCATCTCGTGCCCAAACCTCGTACATGCCTATGCCTTTCGGGTTACCAGCTGCGGAACAGGTAGTCGGTGCCGTTGTAGTAGCACTCCGAGATGTCGCCCGACAGCTCCAGATCACGACCGAACTTCTCGTAGTCGAAGTAGTCGAGAGCCGTGCCTTTCAGGCCGAGCACGTCCTCGGCGTACTCGTAGGCGTAGTCCTCTTTGGTCGTCGCTCCGATGAACCGATCCTCGAACTGCTCCTCGGCGTCCGACACACTGGCGAAGTACCCGATGTCCCCGACGATCTCCGAGAGCCACGCCTCGAAGGGCTCCCCGTGCTTATCCAGAGCGTCAGCGAGGTCGATCAGCTGGTCGATGTCTTCGTACTCCCCGATGCGGAGACCGCCGAAGCCTTCGTAGTCGTGGATGGCCCACTCCTCGTGAACCCCCAGGGTCTTGGACACGTAGAGCTTCTGGCCTTCGGCCAGCATCGCTTTGACCTCTGCCCAGACCTCTTCGGAGTCCCGGCCGTTCAAGTCGATCCACTCACCGTGGAGAACACCAGCGTTGTATGCCGCCAAGTCTGCGACGTAGATCCGAGCCATTGCAGTACCTTTCGTACGATGTCTAGTTTGAAGGGTTGAAAAGGTCAGTGGCCGAAGAAGACTGAGATCTCCATCGGTGCCTTGCAGGTGGGGCAAGCTACGTAGTTGTCCTCCCCGTCTTCGGGCTCGATGACTTCAAACTCCGGGTTGTCGAACGAACCCTCGTAGGTGCACCACTCGATACCTGAGCTGCTGCTGTCCCAGGCGTGGACCGTGTCACGAACCGGACCCCACAAGCCTTCACCGAGATCCTGCCCGTGGTGTGCGGTGCAATGGAGGCTCACGTGACCCTCGTTGTACAGCGCGTAGTGCCCTTCACTGTCGTTGATCTGGAAGATCCGAGGCTTGGTGTAGCCACCCCTCACATCACACCCACCGTGGTACTGCATGGCCACGTACGCGATGCCTCGTCGGTCGGTGAACGTGACGTACTGGAGGGTCTCGTTCAGCCAGGACTCACCGTTGTAGGTGTTGTACGACTGGACTTCATCCCTCGACCAAGAGGAGTCGTGAGCAGCCTGGGCGAACCGTTCGGCACACTCCAGCCACGGCTCATCCTTCAAGCCTTCCAGGTTGGCGTACCGCTCGAAGACCCGTTGCATGTACGGGTCGAACTCAAGCATGTCTTCCAGCCAGTGCCACGCGGAGACGTAGATCAGCATCTCTCCGAAAGTGAGGTCCATCGCGACCTGTGGCGTTGCCATCATGTCGGCCACGGTCAAGCCTTGGTTGCGCTCCCAGCGACGACCGTATGCGCCACCCGAGTCCAGCAGATGCCGGCCGGTGTTCTCGGTCCACATCTCCAGCAGAGCGTTCTGCGTTGCGGTGCCTTCGACGGGCGCTGCCAGTGTTGCGGTCATGTCTATGCCTCTGCTTTCGGGGTGATGCGAAGCTCTCGGATGTTCTCGAACCCGTTCACGAAGTGGTGAGCGGTGATGACTCGGATCGGCTGGTGTGATGTCTTGTCACAGTCGGGCTTGGTACAACCATCGAATTGGTTGTCACTGACGTAGTCCGCGAATCCCGAGGCGTAGCCTTTCAATTCTCGGATGTACTGGCGCACAGTGGACTCTGCGAGATCCTTTGTCTCAGCGTGAGTCCAATTCATGTTGCCGGTGTTGCGGTAGCTGTGTCCCCACAGTTGCTTGACGATGAACCGCTTGCTCATGGTTCGATGCCTTCCACGCAGAGTGCTTGTGCTGCCGTGCCTTTCGCATGGCCAGCATGATGTCTAGGTTCACCAGGGCAGCAGAGCGTTGTACTCGTCGGAGTCAATACGCTCCAGGATGAAGTCACGCATGATGTCGGCTACCGACTCGGCTGACAGGTCGGCCGGAATCTCTTTGGAGTGACCGATGTCCCAGCGATCTCCGCCCCAGTCGGACCAAAGCTGTACCTTGCCAAGCGATTCCAGCTCAATGACTTGGTAGTTGTACGGACGGGTTAGCCCGACAGGGTTGCCCGCAAAGCTCAGGATGTGCCTCATGCCTACACCCCTGCCACGTGAAGCACGATCACCGAATCGTCTCCTCGCAGAACGACCGTGTACCGCAGCTTCATCCCTCCCAAGGTCTCCGACACCACCTGGACCAAGATGTGACGGTCTCGTGTGTCGATGTGCTCAGCGGTAGCTACGTACTCGCCGTTGATGAACGTGTCTCCGACCTCTAGGTCGTCGGCGAAGATTGCTTGTGTGCGGATGGTTGGCACGGTTCCTCCAGAATCGTACGTAGTCAAGTGTCAGCGAACGCGAACGATGTTGTTGCCACGGCAGACGTAGACCTTGCCGTCGATGTAGACCTGCTGTTGCTTGCTCATGCCTATGTCTCCAGTAGTTGACCGACTATGCGGTGATACCTAAGATCGGGAAAGGAGACCGGCCCCGGCTGCGCTAACAACCGAGACCGGCTCTCGCTGCTACTTCAGTCGCTTGAGCAACTCAAGGGTTGCCCAGACAGCGCCTGGTAGCGCGAGAAACAGGGTGACTACCTCGTAGGCGCTCACTCTGTTCTCCCTTCCCTCCCCCAAGTCGAAAGCTCGGGGGAGTCTGTGGAAGGCCGCGCCTAACCGATCATTCCCAGCCGCCAGCCTGCAAGCGGTGCATGACCAGAGCGTTGTCAAAGCTATTGCCGCAGATCAGGTTGCCCATCGTGTGGCAGTCCCATAGCGGTGAGTCCTCTTCGATGATCGAAGTCTCGTCGTCGTGCTTGGTCCGGGTCGAATTGGTGTTGTCCACCCCGTGACCGGTAAGCGCCAACGCTCCGATCGCGGTGCCAGCCACCAGGATTCGAGCCAACGAGACCTTCAGTCGTGCCGACGTGCTCATAGCGGTCCTTTCGTACGTAGTCAAGTACTGTTGCAAAAAACGTGGGCAGCGAGGGAATCGAACCCTCGTGACGCGCTGCGATCATTCCATCGCTCCAGCGCCTGCCCTTGAGGCGTGATTCGGTCGTGGGGCACCAGTCCCTCACAAACCACGCCTATGTCATGGCTGCATGTCGTATCGACGGGCTCCTAGGATGTCCACCCGTATCGGTAAAGCTCTCTCCCGTAGTTCCATGCCTTGCCCGGTCACCTGTAGCTCACACCTACAGTTCACCCGTTCGGGGCATGAACGCGGCCACGAGTCGCCCTGTCAACACTTGCGTGCCGTGAGGTCAATGCGGGGGCTGTCAACCCCGCTCGTCGCGCCGCCCATAGTCACACGAGGTCTTATCTCGTGCACCACGTCGATACCTGCTATGTCTCATCGGCCACGGCTCTCGCCGCTTTGCACTGGAGTCCTGGGCAATGACGCCTATCCAGATCTTGCCTATTGAGTTGGACGAACGCTATTTCGAGCGCCATCTCTCGTGTCTCGACACCACACCTATTGCTAGGTTGCGACATCCCTGTTACCGGGGGCCGGTGCCGTGAAGCTTTGAAGTTGTTGTCTCTGACTTTACATCGTACGCCGTACGATTGTCAAGTCCGTGGGACTTGCGAAATTCGATGTTGTCTACTCCCCCAGCTCCGCTACCCAACCGACCACCCACTGTCCCGAAGGATGGGAATAATCGCCCGTTGGACATCACTGGCATAACCACCGAATTGCCGCTCTGAAGTTGTGCCCTAACCATACCATTGCCCGTACGATTGTCAAGTCGTTTGATCCGGCCGTTTTGCAATGCGCTACGTGCTCGTTAACCCGCTGGCGTATGGGCTACCCGATCGGACTTGGTACGGAACGCGCTGGTCAGAGCGCACTTCCAGTCCCACTGTGGAGTTGTGTAAGACCACCCGGACTGTCCTAGCTCCGGTACCGCCTGGCTGCTGCGGTGACACCATCTTGCACCATGCCACCGTACGAAGTCAAGCCCAATCGCGGAATTGGCCTCCCACCTGGGCAGATTCGGCCGATTCTAGGCACCGTGGGGGGTACCTGGGCAGGGGGCAGGGTGCCCCGCATGGGGGGCACTGGGCAGGGGGCAGGCAGGGCACAGGGGGCAGCACTGGGCAGCACGTGGCCACGGGGCACTGGGCACCCTGGGCACAGGGCAGGGCAGCAGGTGGGGGGTATGCACGGCATAGGCACAGGTGGGGTAGGCACCGGGTAGGCAGTGGGGGCACAGGTGGGGTTGCTGTGGGCAGGCGCCGGCCTTGGGGTATGAGCAGGTGGCGTGGGGTGGCATGGGTCGTCGTGGGGGTTGCTGGCCTACCCCAGGGGGGTACCCCTCCGCCCGGGTCTACGGGATCGGGATGTA